TTCGACTGTTTCATCGGCAAACTTCTCCGAGCCATTTGTCATTGGTAGAACCGTCTCCTTTCAACGGGTTGCGGTCAAATAATGCCTGACGAGCCTTAGAATCTTCTTCCGAAAGATCACGGAAAATCCATTCAGATTTCAAAATCGACCACATAGATTCTAGACGCCCCTTTAGTGCAAGCTGATAGCTTTCGCTTACTCTCGTCCGCAGGGATGCAATCCGAATATTTGGAGGTCGATACGAGCCATCACAAGCCAATTGGTCGATACCAATAACGGCCTGCTGCGAACCAATCGTTTCACCTGTCAGCCACAGATAAATAGCAAGCTGATCCGCCCACTCGGTATCAATATCCTCCAAGCAACAACTGATATCAATCATGATACCGGCGTGTTTCATCAATTGTACCGATTTGTGCATCCCACCACCGGGACGAATCTTAACATATCCTTTCTTCGGCGAAGTATTCCGTGAACCACAATACCCATTCACTTTCCAATCGTAAATGATTCTAGCACCCGTCTCCGAGATAAAGAATACGTCGGGCTTGCCCAACAACGGAATGCCAATATCCAAGCCAAGAGTGCCTTTGATTTCAAACTCGAAGCTCGGAAGCCCGACGCCTTTAGACAATTCCATCATCAGGTCAGCCAACGCTCCCGATTCTTGATACACCTTGAAGCAATGCTTCCCGGCAGCGTCAGCAAAATCCCGGTTGTGCGGTTCGACCTGTGCTTCAAAAATCGTATCACGCTCGAAGCGAGGGTCTTTACCGACCAACCGTTCGTACAAGTAGCTCTTGACTTCGGCATCGAACGCCGAACCGACGCTCATTGCATCCGTTTGTGCAAAACGATCCGGCCGTTCGTCGGCTAGATAGATGCGATAGTATTCGTCCCTGTTGTTTTCAAACATCTTGAGACTTGTGGGGCTGATGTGCTTTGGAAATTTCATTACATTCCTTTAGGAAATTGATTTGCAAATCACGGCGACGAACCATAAATGCTTGTAGCCGTATTTCTGGAGCTTGAAAACCATCCCAAGGGCCAAGCAAGGGAATGAATCGAGGATCATTTCCCGGAAGGTACGGCCACGCTACTTCCTTGGACATGGCCGATAGGTCGCGTTGTGCTTGAATAGCCATCCGTGCCTGTTCGACGAGAGCATTGAGGCGACGAATCTCTGTGATTAGTTCGATTTCTTCGAGGTCGATCATTTATCACCTACTTCCGGTTCGTCGTCATACATTTCACGATCCTCAGTACCTTGAATGGGATTGATCTTCTGCCTTTCTTTAATGGCATCCCGGTCGATCACCCATTCCCAACGATCCGTCGTCTCCTTGAATAAGGGAAGCCTTTTGACCAGTGGCGTATTACATTGGAAGCAGGTTATCCTTTTGAGGATTGTTGTTGGAATCACCGTTTGACATTTAGGACATTTGTTCATGCTTTCACATCCAATATAGAAAGGTTCGACGATGCCTGATAGTGCAGGTACATTCATACTCCCGCCGCTTTGTGAGCGGTCTTAGTTTGGGTTCTTGATTTCCAAAGCACGTTATCCACGTTGCATTTTTTCACGGCTGTTTTGTTGTCGTTGTAGATTACAAAATCGGAGCCAGACATTCCGTACTCGTCAAACATTTGAATTGCTAACCGTATTGCTCGATGTTCAGCTTCATTGATATCTGTTTCAGGAATGATTCTTGAAACAATATTTATTTGGCCGTCACAGAACAAGAGGACAGCAGCAATTCGTGTTCGCCCATTCTTGGTGCTAGCATCAGTAAAGGCGGTATGGGTCGTGACGGGTGACGAGTCAAAACTAGAAATCAACGCCATTGCTGCTTCGAGTTGACCCTTATCAGACTCAACATATTTATACTCTTTGACCTTTCTAATAAAAGTGGAAAATTTGCAAGAGTCGGAGCAGGCCATGCCATCTAGTTGGTACTTGTACCTCCGAAATCTATCGCACCAAAGATTATGCTTATCTACTTTGAGGTGATATTGATTGCAGAGACGAAACCTGTTACCAAACTCTTGACGGAGTAAAGTTATATCATCCGTCGAGAACATCACGCTTCCTCCAGTATTTTGCCTCCTTGGGGATTCCATCATCTGTTAGCTCACGGTACCTGAAAGTCACAAGCGTGCTGCGAGGAAAATGCTTAGCCCACACTGGAGACGGACATTCTGTATCAGGATTCAGTGCTGCCCACTTATACGCATAGTCAGTTTCAGGATTTGGGCATGTCAATTCGCGCTCAGAATCAGTAAAACCTGATAGCTCAAAATACTTACCTTCCCAACGAACCTTCAATGCTCCCATCATACCGAGAAGCTTTGAACCCTTGTCCGTTGCACGACCCGTCGTATAACCGACCACCATTGCTTCGGCATCATTAAAAGGTTTCATCTTTAACAGGTTATGCGTCCGTTGAGGCAACCAACACGCCGACGGATTGCGGACGATGATACCTTCACCGCCTTGCTCGACGATACCGTCTAGCAATGCACCTAATCCAGCAAGAGGAACAGAATGTTGCTCATGCAGGACACAAACGTCGTTCCAAAAATCTTTCCTGCTTTGCAGAACAGTGTAGATTTCACGAAACGGTTGCATCCGTCCAGCAAACTCTTCATAACCGTCCAAATAGGTCAGCACACCGGCTGGAAACACAATCTTTCGGCCTCCATTGATTCTAACCTCACCAGCACCCCAAACGACGGTTCGATTCGGAGAATCAATAACACGGTACTCGACACCCTGCCACGCATCATTGCCAAAAGCACTAACCGTTGAGCGGAGCCGTTGAAAGTTTCCTCGTCCCATGTACAACTCGCCATCCAAAGGAATTGGCGGCAGCTTATCAAGCCACCAATCGGGTGCTCGAACGACCTTGGCATACCGTGACCAGAGGCCGGTAGCCTTGACTCGTTCCTTGAGCCTAGAATCTTTCTCAGTATTGGCGTAGGGAACCTCATCAGCCCAACGACCTCGCGATACTCCACCGTCCCAATACGCCCTCATACCATCAAGTTTTTCGCTCCACCACCAACCTTTAATATCTTGAGTAGTATATTTTTGAGCCAACATTAAAAATTCACGTTTCATATCCTGCTCCTAAACAAAGTGTTGTCGTAGGTAAAGGCGTCATGAATTTGGTACTCAATAATATCCGAATCCCCTGTTAAGTCGGACTCTTCCACCTTTTCTACGATCACAATAGCTTCCGGGGTTGCTCTCTCAAGATGAGCAATCAATTCTTTAACGGTCATAGTAATCGTACTCCTTTGCGTATTACGCGGTGTCCGATATGAGATGGAAAATCTCTAGGCGAAGTAGGTTGGGTGCATTTTGAGCAGATACGATTGTGCGGGCCATAAGACTCAAACATTTTCTCACAGCCACCGAGACAACGCCTAGGTGATGTCGGGAGCTTTTTTGGCCTGTTCCTTGATCGTTTCATTGGGCTTACTCATGAAGGCGGCTAATCTGGCCAATTCAACGTATAAGCCCCCACGAGTAACGCCATCAATATACTCACTAAGAGGCGTAACATCAACGCCACGCTCAGCGTACTCGTGAAGCAGATCATCCATGATTTCAGGAACAAAATCTTGCCACGTTTTGGCGAATGCCCGATCTATTTCAGCATCGAAGGCCATTTCACCATTAGGATAATGACCCTTTAAATAATTTGCACAATGCTCGATTCGCTTGGATTCACCGACTCTGACCAGCATCTTGATTGTATTCAACAGGTGGTCATTAGACATTTCAGCAATATCGACTTCTTTTGTTTTCCAATTTGGCATTTGAAAATCCTTTGTGCCGGATATCATCCTTCCCAATAGTTGCGACAAACAACCTTCGGCTCCTTGTAGGTAGAATCTTTTGCAATCTGCTTACACAGTGTGAGCGTCTTATTTGTCCAATAGGGACGATCCGGACTCGTCTCGTCACCTCCATTATCTTGAGCCATCTTTCGGGCTGCAAGGGGTGACGGTGCAGCAATAACGAAGCTGACTGCATCGCCATAGCTTGCTCTTTCAATACGTGTCAATAAATATAGTTTCATGTCACGCCTCCAAAAGTAGGTCAAGCTCCGTCGCAAGATACCGAGCCATTTCTCGGTATATTCTGAGAACGTCTTTTCGTTGCGTCGGGCCAGTGGTTAGGTCAATACCCGCTGCTTTCAGAATCTTTTCATTCTGCGTGTGCCACCATTCAGTATCGGTGGATAATGTATTAGGATGTTGATTCCTTGCAAGTGTTAATGTCATTGCAATATGCGACATGAAGCCCGGAGCTTCATTCGCTAGCAATGTTTCATAGGTTGTCAGCATTTTAGTTCCTAAAAAGACGGCGGGTTGAACCCGCCGTCCGGTTATCGACCGAGGGCAAGGAAGATCGCCGCTGCCAATGCAGACGCTCCTAGCAAGAAATTCTGCATCTCAAATTGCACGTTTGTGATAGTGCAAAGGCCATACAGTAGCAGAAAAATCGCTAGAAGGATGATTCCAATTTTCATAAAACCTCCAAGTAATGCTCATGATTTTACGCTCCAAGATAGCCGAGAAGAGGCTGCTCTTTCTTCAAGCGACGCCGAACAGTACGCTTCGTTCCGTCCTTGCCAACCTGAATAGACATTACCGTTTTCGTGACCGCCTTGGCAACGTCACCAATACCATCACGGTAATCACGGATTTTGATTCCAGCTTCTTTCAGCACCTTGTAGATAGTGCCGACCGAAAACTCATCGCCTTCGTAGCCTCGCACTGTTTTCTGGATATACTTGGCGTGGTAGCCGCACATGCCGAGCAACTCAATACAGTGTCTCGTCGAGTCTAACATGATATTTTCCTTTTTTAAATTGCCACGATCATTTTGATTCTACCATCAGGTTGCTGTTCGGTTTTGTTGAGATTAAAGACGCGTTGATCGAGGGACATACAGGTCAGTGCTACTGCTGCAAAACCTTGTTTTGCTTCTAGCTCTGTCTCAGCACCTTCAACGAATACGTCCCATTTTCTGGATTCTTCGCAATACTCGAAGGTTACTTTGAACATTCATTTACCCAAATTAGGTGTTCTTGTGCTCGGGTGATGGCCACGTATTTCAGATTTTCTTCCTGCTTCACCTGCCACGGTTTTTTGGCAGACGGGTGTGGCAATAGCTCCGGATGCAGAATGTAGACGGTTTTGGCTTCCAATCCTTTCGATTTGTGAACGGTCGCAAAGGTGACGCCGGGTGATGCAGAATCAGAAAAGATGTCGTTGATCTGTTTAATGATTCCAGCAACATTATCGGTTCTGGTTCCGAGAGCAATGAGAGTATCGCACTTGTCTCCAATGGCCGCTGCCTCAACATCGCGTCCCATTGATTTGAGGCGTCCGACATTTGTACGACGAAATTCTTCGACTGCTTCGCTGAATCTGACAAGGTTATCCTCCGGTCTAAGCCCTAACGATTCGATGAAAGCAATCAGGCCCGTACCAATCTCACGCCCCAACACCTTAGCACGACGACCCTCCCGGATCATCCGTAGACAGTTTTGCACTAACGGGGCGGTCGTTCTGCACAAGGCGTAGTCGCCATCCATCGGCTTAAAATCTTTCGTTGTCGTCACCGATCCTTCGGGAGCCTTATCAGAAGCTTCGATATGCGGAACGATAGCCTGTGCCGCTTTGACGACTTCCTTGGAGCAACGATAACAAATGCTCAAAGGTGCATGGGTAGCCTTTAACGCTACGGCCAGCTTGTCGATAGCATCAACGTCCGCCCCTCTGAACCCGTAGATAGCCTGATAGTCATCACCGATAGCAACGATATGTCCGGTGTGATTCACCATCCGGCTAACCAGTTGAATCTGGCAAGGGTTCAAGTCCTGTGCTTCGTCGATGAATACCCAATCGTACTTTTCGATTGCCATATTGTGCAAAATCGGATAGTAGAGCATGTCATCGAAATCAATCCATGTATGCTCGCTAACGCAATGCAGCCACGTTTCTTGCACGAGCGTCCGCCAATCGAAGGCTTTGAGAGCAGGCACTTCAATACCGTGCTTCTCACAAAGCTCGGCGACGAGTCCAAAATCAACCGTGCGTTCAGTGTACGCTTGAGCCTTGAGCAAACCGATCACCTTGGTAACCGGCATTTTGACTTTGTAATACTCTTTCTTTGATTCTGAATTCAATTCCTTGAACCTCATAACGTCCCATTGCAAGATTTTCTGCGTCTTATCCTTGTCGATATTGTACCGACCACGCCAATGATTTCGGACGCAGCCAAAGCCGAACGAGCTTAGAGTCGAAGCCAGAACATTCTTAGGCACACGACGTTTGAGTTCGTCGGCAATCGTATTCGTGAATGTCCCGAAAAAGACCTTACTTGTAGGATCAAGCTGCTCCAGACTCTTGATTGCTGTCGTCGTTTTGCCGGAACCGGCAACCGCTTTCACAATCAAATGACCAGAAGGATTCTTGATCCAATCGAAGATAGCCTGTTGATACTTGGAAGGTGTCATGTAAGTTCCGATGTTAAAGGTTAATTGATTCTAGAAGCTCGATCACTTCTTCCGTCCGGGAGCGTCATTCCAAGCGGTAGCACCTGAATATTCAGTTTTTTCCACAATATGGTTATGTAGTTTGCGGACTGATTCTTCGGCTAGAAAGATTGCACTATACGGAAATTGATTTCCTTGCTTGTCTTGATAATAGTTACCTTGACACCAGCCATACTTTTTGATAATTTCCGATGGTTTCATATTAGTACGGCCCAACACTTTAGACCCTTGAACCGTTCAGGGGTCGATCCAGTATGTACCCTCCTGTCTGGTCTTGAAGAAGAACAATACAGTATGCATCAATACTAAATTTCTTCATTGAAATGTTTCCTTGCTGCCTTGCGAGCGTCCTTGAAATCACCAACATATTGTTCGCCTGTGCGTCCCTTTCCTAAAAAGTAGAGTTTGCGTCCAGTAATGCGGTAACTGCCTTTCGACGTATGAGCGATGAATCCTCCGACGCCATGCTCATTCCAATCTAGTTTTTCTTTAGCATCAAGATTAAAGTTTTTGAAATCACTTTGTGGCATAGACCTTAGCTCCACGAGGCATACGTGTGAAATTCATTAGACGCTTGAAAGCCTGCTCTGCTTCACCGTCTGTTCGAGCCAGCACCTCACGCTTTGATGTTACGCCTTTGCTGGCCCACTCGATTGTCCAACCAATGATTGGAAACTCATTAACTTCGTATTCGACGCCAGCAAGCTTGAGACTGATGATAGACTCAAGATTGATATTTCGATAGCAGGTCTTGGCAATATCTTCACGCTTACTTTCAGGCTGTCCCTGCATATCAGCGTTAAATTTTTGAACGTCGAATACGCAACAAAGATTCTTGTCGTCAGGATCGTACTTGGCACCACGACCTGTCACACCCAAACTGACGCCTTTACGACACAGTATGTCACGAACCTCACCCGTCGTCCGCTTGATGAATTTGACAGAGAATAGTTTGTTCTCGTCATACTCTTTGATCTTCTGTGCTGCTGTATCATTATTGATTTTCATTACAAACCTTTCTTGGCACACGGGCCACTGTCAAATTCAAATGCCTCAAACTCACGTTCAAGGGGAACCAGACCGTATTGTTTGATTGCTTTTCACTGTAGAGACTACACCACGGCAATTTTGTAGCATTCAGAGCAATACGTAAATTTCTTTCATTGTCTGTATGAGCAACAAGGTAATTGCCACCCAGCCCAAAGGTAACGTATAATTTCATCATAGTCCCTATCGTCAAGGATAATTGTAATTGTTTTTTGCAGCAAAAGATTTGTGGCTCGTTTTGTCCTAATAAGAACAGTCGTTGCGACGCGTCCTTTATTCTTTTCAATCTCGCCAAGAATTATCGAATCGTCGGGCAAATCTTTTATCGCTTCACGAAGCTCGCCGATTGTTAGAGTCATTTTGCGCCTTAAAAGAAAACGACGGCTAGACCGTACCGATCTAGCCGTCGCGTCAGGAGGACTAAAGTTCACAAACCTCTACGAGCACACAATCAGCTTTTTCTCCAACCTTGACAACCCGAACGGACTTGACGGGGATCGCCGGTTTGGAGACACCGTGTTTGCGGATTACCAACTCTCGTGCTTTTGGCATCAAGATACCCTTCCACCCAAACAATGCCTGATCTTCCATATCTCGACAAACCCACTTGACAGTACGACCGACGATACATGGAAGATAGATCAGACAATATAAGAATGGAGGATTTCCTTCTGTCAATCCGACATGCAACTTCACCATTTTCGTCGGATCGTTTGCAGTTAGAATCATTCCCTCTGTGGGAGGGGCTTTCAGTGCAACATCATACTCTTCTTGCCAAGTCATTTTTAGCACCCTTTTCAATTTCAAGAAATCTTTTTTCAATTGCTGTTCGCAATTGTGCAATTCGTTGAGGTGAGTAACACAAAATAGCACCGACTTCACGATCAGACAAGCCTTTAAGACGTAACCGAACAATCTCACGATCAACGGTTCCCGTACAAGCCTTGTCGATCATATCTCGCAATATTACACTATTTAGAAAACCAGCCTCAGCGATCTGCTCCGTGCTATCCTCACTCCGCGATGGGGGCCTGCGTTTCCCTTTGTATTTGCGGAATGTTGAATCAGGGACACGAACACAATGGTCATTGCAAAGGAACCTATCCAAATAGCTATGCACTGTTGCTATAATGTACGGCGTTATATTGTTGTCGTACATATTCTCTTTGGCCATACTGACTGCTTCGGCGACAGCGAGAAAGCTCTCCGATACTAGATCGTTTGATTTTCGCAGCAGTCCCGAACGTGTCAAATAGCGGCCAACGATTTGTGAAGCTATCCGAAGATGCCCTTGAATGATCGTATTCGCTACGCTCAGATCACCCTGTCTTAACCGGATCACCAGATTTTCAAGCTCAGTTGGGGATATAGGCTCTGGAAGCAATCTACTCATCCAGTGCTTGTAGCTCCTAGCCTTAATCCTCATGCGGCTAAGCAGCATTAGTTTGACCCTTCTGGATTCGCAGGGTGACTGACCGTCGCGGAATTACGTCGATTGCGGAGCGTTTGTTCAATTGAACACGCACCGGATCAGGGTTGGCAACGAGTTGCACTTCTTCTCCGACAGGAAATGAGTGAATGGTGAATGTCTTACCGCTTGAGTCTCGAAACACTTTACCGCTCTTAAAGGCGGTGGACAATTGTTTCGGGGTGGGGAGCTTACGATTCGCGGGGTATAAAACCGTCATAGGTTCCTTCCTAGGGTTCAATCTTTACCCGCCCCGGTCGGAGGCGGCAGTCTGTTGGCGAAGGAGCTTTTTGATTTTTGGATCAGACGACGATACGTTACTACACATCAGTCTTGCTGTCTCGACAGCATCAGTAGTGAAGTAGTCTGCATCAGGATTCCTTTTGGGATTCCAAACTCTGATGACATATTCGCCAAACTCATTTTTCCGAGATATAGTCACTTTTGAAATGTTTGATTGTAAATACCGGTCAACAGCACGTAGGATGTGTTTGCGTGGAATCTTGCCTTCAAGAAATAATTGCCAACCATAATTGTCCACGATTCCCGGTTTCAAATCTGCTACTGTGAGAGGACGTTTGATTTTAGCTTCAAAACAATCCCAACACGGCTGACCAGTCGTATAGTGACGACGCCAAAGATCATTGTTGACCATATACACTTCACTATATTCAAGACCGCATTTTTCGCATTCGTACATGATTTGCTCCAGATAGGTAAAACAGTATGCGTTAGACTGTTTTCGATTCTTGAGTCACCGACAGCACCTCCTTTTTAAGTAGTCGACGAACCTTTCGTCGTAGTTTTCTTTTAACGAATGCTCTCGCGGAACGAGCGTTCTGCGATTCGAAACTCGGTATCGACTCGTCCCGTTAAGCGTCTTGTGCTTCTCATGCGATCGCTCTCACTTCACGAGAATCAAACAAAGGTAGGTCACTTCGTTCCATCCAACATCCATTTGATTTTGGATGCAAAGCGACGACGACGATGAATGACGGATCGGCACATACTCGATCTGCATCCAATTCTTCGTCGCTAAAATCTTTGCACGTACTCTGCCGTCTTGTCCTCAGTAGAAAGAGGCACAAATAACCTTTGACCGATTGCTAATCCGTCTACTAACTGTTGTAGCATAATAGAGGAAACTGGATTGCATTTTCATTTTTGATGCTCCGGTGTAAATTAGCTAACGTACCCGCACAGCAAAATCTCGTCCACACCAAACACCTGATTTTCGTCGCATTCGTTGCACTTGTAATTCTGAGCGTCTGGTTCACAACCAGCTTGCTCATGGCCGCAAGCAAGACAAAAGCCGATGCCTTCGTCCGCTTGTACTGCTCGTAGAACCTGTTCTAGTTTCAATTTCATGAATAGTACTCGATAAGGAATTCAAGAACGTCTAAATGCTTCTCTTCCAATTCGTTGTACCGCGGCAGACCAGAATGAGCATCGCATTTGGTTATCAAATCTTTTTCCCAGTCTTCCATTTTGCGATACATTGAAATTTCCGGAGGCGGAAAATTGGCCAACGATTCTCGAACCAATGATGCCAATATTCCAATTTGATTAGGTTCTAACATTTCGTTGCTCCAAAGGGTGTAGATTAAAAAGGTAGGGCCGGTGCAGCACGTACTGCACCGACCCGCCCCTTCACAAGAATAGACAGTAGTACCTGACGGTACTACTGCCTGAGTTTTTAAAATCCTTACGTCCAATCAGACCGGACTCAGGGAGGATTTGGCCGGGACATTCAATTCAAAACGATGCTGTCGGTCACGGTCGCCAACTCACTGTCGTCTTGAGTTTGGAACCAACGGCGTCTCCATAGACATGAATCAATTGCTGCTTCGAGAGGTGTCAATTCACCTTATCCGACTTTTGGTCGGCACGCAAACTGCAACCCATTCGCATTCGTTGATTGAAGAACCAATCGCCTATAGTCCATCAGAAGATTCCATAATCTTCCTTCGCTACTGCTTCGTGCGGTTACAGGAAAATTGATTCTGCCATCAATTCCTGAATATCCTATTAACTTGCCAAGGAACATTTCTCAGAATCAAATCAATTTTGATTCCGGCATCAGCCGTAACCTGATGATAGGGCATTTGCTTAGCGTTGTCAAGTGAGCAAAAAAGTTATCCACATTTTATCAATTGATTTGATTCTGGAAAAAACGATAGAACGTCCCGATATTGAGTTTGAAATCAGAAACTTTGATGAGTGTCGGGCCAGTCGGATCGTAGATTCTAGAACCATCCCATGCAACTAAATGCCCCTTACCGCTTTCAGAATATGCTGTTATCAGTCCTTTAGATTGGAGTGTAATTTTCCAAAAATCAGGATGCTCGAATGTTCGACGCTCGGCCGTAAGTGGGTTGCAGACAGTGATGATTCGGTTATATGGTGACAGTGTTGCTTTTCGCTTCCAGCAACAAACCATCAACTCGTCTAAAAGAAAGCCGCGACGATTCGTCGGTTCGGGTGCATCCGGGAAAATAATCTCCGATCCGTCGTGGCCGATTTCCTGAACGAGAGCAAAAACGCTCTCGTTCAGGATCATCGCCAACGCTGTTATCGAACACGACCACCGATTAGGTTGTTTCAGTAGTAGCATTATCGCCTCTTGCAAGAGTGGTCTTTGCAGTAACAATCATCGCCGCACGGACAAGGAGAAGGCATTTCGTTAGCATGGTTGCAAAGGATTGGAGAACGTCGATAGTTGCATGTTGGATTAGCGCAACCATTATCATTCCGTGCAGCACCGCACTCCTCGAACACTACCATATTTTGCTTTGTCGGTAGCCACCTCTTTTCGATTGATTTGAACATCACGGAGAAAATCGAAACTCAATCGAACCTTGTCTCCGTGGACAGCAACAACCTTAATAATTCCTAGAGGATTGGCTGGATCGCCAATGACAATCTCTTCACCAATTCGGCGAGTCAGAGCGAGCATCTGGGATCCTTTCGATGTTCAAATCAATGCGAGTAAGTCCCTTCACCCGTACCAGATCACGATACGAAGGATTTGGGGCATAGGCTAATTTTTCAATAGTGTCTACTCTGTTTTGTTCATCTGCTTCATTCATTGCGTTGCAATATTCTTCGAGACGCCGCACCATATCGCCTTCGATATCATGATCCGTGTGCGTCGCTATCCCGTTGATGATTTCGATTTTCATCTTCTTGCAGCCTTTGTATGAATGCCCAGTCGATACTGGCTTTGAGTTGTTTCAATTTTGTTAGCATCTTTTGACGTTGATCCTCAGTCAGCGATTGCAGAAATTTCTTCATGCTGATTCTCCGCTAGGATAGATTCATCGAGTTCGACGACGCGACTAGCCACGCTACGAAGCTCTCTCGGAATACCAACACCGATGACGACACATTGCATTCCGCTACCCCGAACATACTGCACAAGCTCTGCAAGATTCGGATTCGCTGATGCTAGAATCACTACGTCGACTCGACCCATTGTCCGAACAACATCACAGCAAAATCCAACCTCCCACTGAACAAACGACACGATCTTATCGGCGATTTTAATTTCTTTTGGTTCCTTGAAGCGTGTCTCGAAGCCAAGATGTTTCAACGCTCGAATAAAGGATTCTGCCTCCGTTGTTCGCTGTCCTCCATACGCTACAGCACGTAACACTTCACCGTACTCGGTCATAAGATTCATCAGTTTTTGGTAGTCGATTCGTCGACCTTCAAACTTTTTACCGGCACAGTAGAACAGATTCGGAATATCTACAAACAGTCCGATTTTCATTTTAATCCTCACTTGATTGGACAACCACCAGCCGAACACTCGACGGAATCTATTTCACGCTCCGTATCATCGTCGATACTCGTTATTGGTTTTGATTTTGAACACAATTCATTATACCTTTCCTGTGTTATCGCCTCGAATGGAGCCTGCTTGAATCCATGCTTTTTAGCACGAAGAAGCGACGAGGTCTTAACATTATCCGGGTAGTTACGCTCCAACCATGTACGAATACTCGGTAACTCATTGTCCGAATAATAGACCGTCGTGCTTACACTGTTGTCAGCCCAATGCGTCTGCAACCACTTTTGGTACTCAAGCTGATTGATTCCAGAAACGTCACTCTCGGTCAATGTTCCCTTCGGGGTAGCAATCGGAAAACTCACGACCATCGTATTGTAGTCGTTACTGCCATCCAATTCTAGTTTCGGTTCAACGTGGAAGCCATTGGCTCGGCAACGATCAACGAGCGGATCGTTGGCTGCAAAACGGATTCTGCGAATCATGTACTTGGAGAATGCAGGATGACCACCCGGTGTCACACCAGCCAAAAGACTCAATGTTCCGGATGGCTTGACGGTTGTAAGCTTGATAGAACGATTGATTCCGAGAGCAGCGGAGTAGGAGATATCCTCTTCTTCGATTGCTCGATAGGCGGCATTGAAGATGGACTCGGACTTGAGGTGTCCAGCTTGCAAAAATCCCGTGACTCCGATACCCAACCGCCGGTTTCGTTCAACGACCTCTCTTGTTCGCGGATGGCTGAACCGGTGACGGGAGATGGTTTTAACGACTTTGTAGATGATTCTGGAAACTTCAATGAATTCCTCCTCGTCCTGAATATTTGGCAAAAAGATTTCAGCCAAATTGCAGGCTTCGTAAGACTCAAGCGAAATCTCTCCACACGGGTTGGTTCCAACCACCAGAGGGTCAGGTCGATAATCTTCCCCATCAGCCAAACGTCCGTAAGTACGACAATTATGCAGATTGATAAGCCCAAAACACTCGCTAACAGCGTCGCCATGACGATCTACCTCCGTGTAATTGTCCCAAAACAATTGTGGCAATTCTCGTAGATCATTCGTATCTACGGTATTGTTGCTCATTGCCCGCCAGTTGGGGATCGACCCACGACCAAAGGCTTTCGAGTTCAAAAACAATAGGTCGTCAGCGGAACCAATAGCAATCTCTGCACTACGACGAACATTACCTGCAACAACAATGCTGCCAATAATATTCTGAATATCAAGACAGTCAACTGGTCGCAGCTTCTTGCCAAAACGAGTACGCAGAACATTCACAATGTTCTGAATACCAATAACTAATTCTTCCGCCCCCGAAGCGACGCCACCAAATCCATTGATTTTAGACCCGCGTTCACGAATGCAATGCGTCGCATAATGTACTCGGTTGCCAGTGTAGTAGAAAGATTCTAGCACCCGTTTCAGTAGCTCGACCCATCCTTCGCGGTTATCAGCGACAATTAAGTCAACGTCATTGTCGTCAACACGCTGAACATCGGGATTGTACCTAATCTCCGGTAATGAATAGACGTACTCGGGCTTGATGTTGAAACCAACGCCACCGCCGAGCATCAATTCGTTGAACGTAAAAAGAAACGGCTCGATTGGATGATCCACGGCTACATGCCAACAGTTTTGCAAACTATCAGCCCCGACTTTACGGATCGTCGGCGTGCCAAGCGACCACAACGCACGACCAGACAGTGAGCATTTGAGGGTGAAGCAATAATGATACAAATCTTCAACTTCGGCTTGTGTCATCCACATGTCCAAATCTTCAACCAGACTCTTGATGCAACGATGCAGAGTCTGCCACCATTCTTCGGTGCGTCCAGAATCAGTCATGCGTGCATATGTTCGCTTATATGTTACATAGCCGACCGCACCCCAAGGAACGGGCTTATTTTTGTACTTTTCAACAAACGTCCAGCTAATCATTATTACCTCATTACGTGAAGATATTGATACCAGTTCTCCGGGCTAAAGAGTTTCTGGTATTCAGATTCGCAACAGGTGGTCAAAACATAGACAGGGCTGCCGAATGCCGAGAGCTTAGGAAAGACCTCGTGCTGGCCGGCAGTAAAAACGTCTCCGGATCGTCCCGGAACCTTTAGTTCGATCAAACGGACGCGGTATTGCTTATGCGTTGCATACAAGTCCGGGAAGCCAGACTGGTACACACTACCGTGCATCTTCATCACAAACCATTGTCTCAAGGTCAGAAACTTCATCCACTCTTCCACCAACTGATCCTCTGGTCTCTTCGACGATCTGTTTGTTATCCTTGGCTCCACCGCAGCACCATATGGCTAGAAGAAGAAGTCGAACAGCTTGAACGAGCAAACCAATCCGAAGAAGCGGGCCGGGAGTGAGTAATGATTCCCGAATCTTTACAATGGCCGCGTTGCAATAATATCGAAGATCACCAACCTCACTGATAATTAGATCAGACCCCTGCCTTGGGTTGAACTTGATTCGTTTTACCCACAGGACGTGCAACATCTTTTGCGATAGTGTTACATTCTTCATCGGTCAAGATTCCTTTCTCTTTGAGAACGTGCATTAGAGCTAGAGTCGCTCGCAATGCTCCACTCATGGATTCAACGACTTTTGAAAGCTCACTCACGTGATGTGCTATCGCTTCCAGACCCTGCTGCGTTCCTTTTAGTTCGTTTCCGAATCTTTTGGACATCACTCTTACCTTTCAAAATTGCCGGACGGTTTTTCCATGATTCACGAATCAATTTGGCTTGAGCCTCGATCATTTTCTGCTCACGAAGGCCGACGATGCCTTGAATGTCATACATTGCCCACGCCGATTCTGGAACCAATGCCCGAATACGCCGCCATTCTTGTACCTTTTCAGTTAGACTATCGAGATACGCCTCACACCGACCAAGCGTTTCCTCCTCGACATCATCAGGATTCTTTAATGGCTTTGTTTTCAAATGGCTTGGTAGGATTGATGCTGAAAGCAAAACATCCATTTGTGCAGCGAGACGTTCTTGAATTTGTGACCAACGAGTAAGGGTGTTCATTACAAATCTCCGGGGTGAAAGACGACGAATCGGGGACTCCCCGGTTCGTCGTGAATGATTTTACCGATCAGCCGAGTCAGCCGGAAGCTCCGGCGGCGTCGACGGAGAAGGCTCATCGACCTGCACGTTACCGGTGAGAGGCGTCGGGGTGAGCCGACCGAGACGGCCGTAGCTCGGCATACCAGCACCAGTCTTGAACGTACCCTGCTCGCGGTCAGCCACAGCACCGTCACCAAGCTCCGTGTTGATGAATTCAGTCACTTCCTCCATGGCCGAATCAATCTGGTCAATGGCTCCAGAATCAATGAACGTCTGGAGGCGAGCACCTTCCTGTCCAAGAATAAGCTGGAAGAAGTGCCAGAGCAGGTAGTTAAGCTGCCGGAACGGAGTGTTCGGCATATCCTGCAACTGCTGGAGAGTCATGAATCGAACGGGGTGCGAAAACTCCAGATTACCGCTGTTGGAGTTGTTGTACTTCTTCGCACGAACCCAAGCACGGGTGATCGCCGCAAGGAACGTCTGCGTGTTTTTGGAATCACCCGGCGTTACCGTCGCACCGACGTTTGCCGAATCGCACTCAAGACCCCAAAGAGCCTGCCGAGAAATCAGGTCAGCCATCGGGAGAAAGCGGCGATTCTGGAGATTCTGAATATGCACAGAAATCTTCTCGCCACCACGAGGAATCAGCGGAATGTCGGTAAGCTCGGTCGCCTGCGGACTTGCATTTGGAAATTGAGACATTAAGGCATCCTTTCAAAAGTTACTTTCCGGCCCAGTTTTTCAGCTTTTGCTGCCACACCATCTTGATTAGCGGTACTTTTGGCCTGAATGATTCTACACACTCTAGGACATTCGCTTTTACTTGTTCTGAATACTCCGGTTTTGTAGGAGCCATCAATTCGTCATGAACATTCATCGGTACGACACGCCAATCACTAATGCCTACAGGTTGCACTTTCCATATGGCACACTGTACCGTCTTAGTGATTTTAGCACCGGGCGATTGAATCTCATGATTCGCCGCAGCACGCATGTTGGCTCCCTGAATGCCGAATGCTGCTGCAATCAACGCCGACATTGTGGCTCCTGCTGCTGTCTGTTCGCGGCCTTCGCGACGAGTTACCTTTATCTTGAGGTCTTTCCAGTCGTCAGGCACTTTGCTTGCCAAATCGAACAGTGCTTTGCAAATCTTGTTCTCTAAGGTGAAGTAGCGTCGAAACCCTAGAAACGATTCTACGAAATCTGCCGGATCATGCCAGAAAACTTTTGAACCGATGCCTGCTGGTTGTCGCATTGAACAAAACGCATCGAAAATTCTTTGTCTTGATTTCTTAACACCGAAGAACCGTTTCATCCACGAAGCTAACGCTGCCAGTGCAACCTCTAATGGAATACCGAGCTTATTGACGAGAGTGTTTTCGTCACCGCCGTAGATTGCTTGAAAGACACCTTTCTTGCCTTTGTCATACAAGTCCGGATCGCAGCCTTTCGATTCCAAAATCTCTTTGTACGTCTTACCGGGAAACAATTCCATTGCGTACATTGCATGAATCTTCTGCGTGATCTTGCCCTTGCCGTTACACTCTTTGCAAGCAGGATTCTTTGCTTCGCAGATCGGACATTCAATAATCTTCGTTATCTCTGCACGAAGATTCGGGTCATCGTAGACTGCATCGGCAAGCACAACCTCAAACGCATCAAAGTCCCCACCATCCAGTTGAAAATCAGGATCAGCAAGAGTGAAGCATTGCCTGACTTCTTTCTTGTGATTGATTCCTTGTGGATTCAATCCATCTGAACCGGACATACGATTCGAGAGTGTTCCAATCACGACGAAACTGGCGTGGAATCGTCCTGCTTGAATAATCTTATCGTATATTTCGGTTTCTTTCTTAGCCTTGCGAGCGTCCAAAACAGCTTGTGCTTTTATCGCTGCCGGATGCCCTTCCCATGATGCTATCGTTTCCAGAATCACACGCTTGGTGCTTATCTCACCTTGGTAATCCTGCATCGCCAACTGTTCAACCTCGTCAAGATCAGGCAGTATCCACCGCTTCACCGATGCCGGGTCTTTCGGAGCGAGTCTTGATTTTTTAATCGCGTCAGTCTTGAGAGCTTTGATGGCAGGAAGATTAACAGCATAACCACGCCAACGAACAGCACCCACCATGCAAGCGAGAATACTGTCATCGTCGGAAGGCTCAGGCTGAAAATGATGATAGAGCTTTCTAGTATAATGCACATCATCAGTTGCGTATTGCTTCGCCAAAGGATTGTAAGCCCAATGGTCGATATGATGCTGAATAACAGCAGGCCAAGCATAAGTATCTTTCTTTCCTTGCTTGTGGTAGATCGTCCATTTCTTTTCAGGCGTGCTAAGTGCTAACGCATACGGAGCCCAACCGCACTCATCAGGATAGAAAGCCTTGTCGATTCCAACCTCATCGAATGTAACTACTTCTTCAACGCCTAGAGCGTGTTGTGCTAACGTCTTTAAGCCGCCGGACGGTTGAAACTTAAGCATCACATCTTTGAAGTCAGGATCAAAACCGCCTTTCTTTTTTCTGTCGTACACTTTCCAATTGGGAGCAAATCTATCTTTGCGTCTAGCAAAATAGATTCCATCAATCTCGATCCGTTTGCTTAACTCGTCAGCAAGCGGCTGGGCGATTGCTGTTGGAACCTTACGGATTCTAATATCCTTGCGTTCCATCAAAGATTGATACGGGCCTTTACGAGCATGAAGCATCAAGTCAATTGCACCAGCAGGTTTGAGGCAAGGCCCCATCCGCCCATGCGGTTCCATCATTGCAATCAATTCAATATTCTCTTCGGGAATGATTTCAGGATCAAGCTGACTGAAAATCGTGTACAATTTGCATAGCTGAAAATGGTCAAAAGTTAAATTGAAGCCGACGACTGTTTGAGACATCATCCATTGGATTAGCTCTAATGTCTTACCTACAGGCTCCTGCCAAACATTGTGTAGATTGATTGGGCCATCATCTTCGGCCCATTGAATTAGGACGCACATACCATGCAGTCCACACGTTTCAGTGTCGTAGAAGATCATTTTGCCTCAAGTTCCTTTAACTTGATATATTCGGCGGCTTTGTTTTTCCAAAATTCTGCGTCCGCAACAAGTGCCTCTTTCTCGGTGAGATATTTGCTATCAGATTCATACACATCAATAGAAACATTTATTCTCCAACAGTAAGTTCAAGGTAGTCAGGACGCCACGCCTTGATTCTCTCGGTCAATTGAATATCACTAATCGTTCCAGTCGCCCAAGCGAAACCTGCTGCTAGAAGCAACAGGTGGTCGTCAGGCGGCTCTGTTCCAAGCGGAACCTGCTCCATTACGTGATCCAATAGGATGTTAATTTCTCCGGATGTTCGTGTTTTCTTATCCGTTTTCTTCGGCGGCTTCCGGCTGATGAAACGATCAACCTTTTCACCACGAGCCTTTGCTTCCTTGATTGACTTGACAACCGAATACTGTTCTTCGACAGTGGGCAAAGAAGCAATCTTCTTTAGCTCATATTGATTCAAGAATCCAGCACTGGCATCTGCTTGAATCTCATTCGGCAATTGAAGCAAAGCAAAACGAACCTGCACCCAACTGCTCGACATCTGAATACGCTTTGCAACGTCATCACGAGGAATACCGGCAAGATACAAAGCCTCAATAGCTTGGGCCTCTTGCAAAATATTCAATTCTTTTCGTTTCAGATTTTCGGAAAGATTGATTACTCTGGCATCAACCTCACGCATATGCGGTTTGATTTTGCACTCAATCTTCTCCATCTTCAAAATCATATGAGCATATGTTCGCCGAAAACCGGCGATCAGTTTGTATTTAAAACCCGTCTTAGTTCGTTCTGCGTCATCATAAGGCATGACGACGACGGGTTGATGCAAACCGTGTGCTCGAATATCCTTTGCCAAATCTTCAACGTCCGTCGGAGCTAGCGTCCCACGACAGTTGAAATTGTCGTCAATATGGATTTCAGACAGTGGAAGGAATTGTGTTGTTTCTTGATTTTCCATTTTTACACCTCAAGTTCCTCGTCGGGGCGTTCATCCTCTAGGATTTCGGAATCATCTTCATCTTCAATTTCTTCCTCATCCTCTCCAAGCGGGTTAGTTTCGTCAGCAATGTCCTCATCGAATTCTTCCATTGGAGCCTTTCCGTTTGCCTGCTTCGACAAACTGTGTAATGAATGCGTCAGCCATCGCCTTGTCAGCACCATGCTGGCCAATTTGTTTTGGTTTGAAACGCATTGCAAACTTGATCGACAGTAGCTTGCTATATGCTGTCAGAATCACGATATCTTGCTGTGACAGCAACGCCTCTGGTTCGATAACCAACGTACAACGATACCTTGGATCAATATGCTTTCGCACGATTGTCAGGGCAGCGTAAGCATTTACCAAAGCGATATTATCCATTATGTTCCTTCATACAATGCTTTGATTTCACCGAGTGTAATTGCTTGCAACCCACGCTTTTTCTTAATGTTGTCAAATACATGACGATCCGACGGTAAGTGAAAAGCGTCAATGATTGTAGCACCACGGTTGATATCCATTCCCATGCGATGGATACGATCTTCCGATTGAATACGATCATCTGCATTGAACGTATTGCTGAAATAATAACTGGACGGTGAAGCGGTAAGCGTTAGTCCTGTTCCTGATGATGCCGGATGAGCCGACCAACAAAGCTTCGGATGATTCTTAAAATCTTCTTGGAAGATTCTAACTAATTCTTCCGGTTGTTCCTTAATGATTTCACCATCACCGCCGTGCATTGTCCATTTGCTTTCAGAAACTTGAATCACTCGCCAACCTTCGTGCAAGGCTTTCTTTGTAATGCGATGGACAGTACCAGTGAAGCCACCAAAAACGACGAGACGACCAATATCCTCGTGTTCGTCCAACAGATCAATTAAGCCTTCATCCTTGGGCGTGTCAATGATAACAGTTTCACGAGCTACCTTATCTTGCCGGCCACTACCTTCGCAGTTAGAACAATCGGTCACTCGTTCTTCTGCACTGATTTCACCAGCTTGAACCGGATTACCTTCTGCATTGAGCCATTCTTTGTATTTGCCTGAGCCAAGACAAACCTCGCACTCTTCTGTTTCGCCAGTCTTGTGCATTCGATACTGGAATCCATCGCTAAGCTCTCGCAATCGTTCTAACGCTAGGGCGGCATTGCGTGCTGTTTTTGCAATCAATCCGGCTGCTCGCAGAATGGAAGGGGTTGGCTTGTAGATCAATTCCCGATATTGTTTCTCAGGAAGATCAAGACATTCCTTTTTGAGTTTGACAATTACCAAACCTTTCATACGTTGATGCAAGATTTCAACCTCATTCTTGCACGCAACAAAATCATGAAACTTCGATGGATCAGTACACATCGCAGCTTCATGATTATCGTGGCCCTTTAGCTCGCCGCAAAGATTGCATTTGTTGGTAGCATCTTTCCATGTCGCAATATGCGGAAACTTTCCACCTTGGATTGATTCTTTCTCGACGATAACCGCTAACCGTTCCTTGAATAGATGGATGTTTCCTTCGATCAAGAATCCCGGTCTTGCAACAAAACATTGATGCCACCAATCGGCAGGACTCTTGGGAGCCGGTGCACCGCATAGCTCGACGACATATGCCTCATCGCCCCAATCTTGACGCACGCCTCTTGCTAACTCTCTAGCAGCTTCGGAGCGTTGCGATGACGGATTCTTTAAGCGAGCAGACTCATCGAACACAACCAACCGTGGAGCCTTCTGACCTTTCCAATCTTTCATGATCTTGACCAGACCTTGAAAGGTAATGAATCTAGGGACAATCTTACTTTTCCACTTGTTGAATTCTGCCCTCACACTAACCAATGCACTCTTGGGAGCAACGTACCAAAATGATTCTGAATTCAATGGGCCAATATGGTGGGCAGCTTCGATCAGTGTTAGCGTCTTGCCTGTTCCCATTTCACCAGCAACGATACAACATTTCCGGGTCAGAATATGAGCAGTCATGTCAATCTGATGCTGACGTAACGGAAAGATTGGAGTGAATGGTTTGAGCGGAGCATCGTAAAGAGCGTATGGATTGCCACCAAGCATACGCTCCAATTGAAACAGATTGTGTTCTGTTATCGGAGCCGACCAAATCTTTCGTGGAGGTTTTTCAAATCCATGATACTTGCGACCTTCCATCTTCTTGATTTCTTCATTCAACGGTTTCCAGAATCCAAACTTGAAGAAGATGCGGTCGTTCGCTACGACAAGTGTTCCGGGCTTACGTTGACGACCAACCGTTAGCTTGACTTCGTAGGCGCCCATTGTCAGAGGAATCATGGACACTCCAGTTTGAATAAGTCTTTGTTAGCCGGACGCTTCCTACACCTTGGCCAGAGGTATTCTTCGATCTTTAGTTTTTCAAAACAATCGTAGAGTTGATTGCCTATCCAATTGAGCCTAGCATCAACAGTCCCATTACAAAGAGCTAAGACGATTCGCTTCCACTCTGTAAGCGTCGTCGTTATGATGCAGCTACGGTAGCCGAGAGTCTCCTCACTTAGCAAGACGTTTTTTGTTTCTGCAATCAATAATGGGACGATATCGCGATCACAAGCAATGAAGAAACCGACGAACATATGGTCAAAGATATTGCCACAAATGCCAAGACTCTCAAGACTCATCACGTAAGTCCGAGGGTCATTTTGTGTGTATCCTGCATTGTCCGCTTCCTTTGATAGATGCCGACTTAGGTATTTTTCACTCAATTGAAGAAGGGGTCTCCAATTGATTTGAGGTAATGAAATCAGTTGAACATCCATAAATACATCCGGCAGGACTCGAACCTGCGAATAGATAGTACGAGACTATCCGCTTTGCCACTTAGCTACGGATGTTCCAAAGGGCGTCCGTTTCCGCCGAAACGGACGCCCAAGCCCTTACACGACCCGACCACCGGCAGGAGCATCCACCGTCTCAACATCAGACTTCGGAGGAACCTCACGGAATTTGAGGGCAGCCTCTTTAACATCGTCAATCGTCGGAACATCGAGTGCCTTGGAGCAAGGCGTCACAAGCGGGCCATACCACTTGTACTTGGACTTCGGAGGAGCAATCAGATGGGACTTGAGCGTCGCACCTTTCAGCATCAATTCTTTCAGATTCGGTGCCTCACGGCGAGCCGTCTTGCTCGACATGAAGTACGTTGCAAACTTTGCAACCTTCGGAATGTAGATCAAGAAACATGGCCCATACATGCAGCCAGAATCTTTCACTTCCGACTCCGACATGATCCTTTTGAATTCGATGTCATTCGGGTCTGTTACCGTCGTGACCGTATTGTCAATCACCCGCATGGCCATCGGCTGCCAATCCACCGGGATGATATCAACTTCTTCACCGAGCCGGGTGCATTTCTTCTGTGAAACCACACCGTACTCACCTGCACCGATTTGCTTCTCAGCCACAAGCTGGCTGTTCAACCCGCCAAGAGTCAGATAAGGCAGATAGGCCGACCCTGCGGCCATATCATTGAACACCTTATCATCGTAACGAGCAGGAAGGAGGGTTTCAAGCTCGCCCATTGGAATCAAGTCAGTTGACATGTCTTTACCTTTTTGTGTTTGTGTTTGTGTTGAAAATCAAAAATTTGGCTAGAAGATATTGATTTCCAAATCAAGCCGCTACCGGCTGCTGACCACGCTTGGCATCGAGAGCCTCACGAACGATTCGAGCCTCTTCTTCCTGCTTACGCTTCCGCTCGGCCTTACGAGCCTCCCTGTCGGAAGTCTCCTTAGCCTTGCGGGTTTCGTAATCAGCCTTCTGCTTGGCGAGCGACGCCTCATCCAGACCGAGAACCCACTCAAGAGTTACGCGAGCACCATCTTCGGCATTCTTCGCCTTGGCGTTCTTGAGCAAATCCTTGAGAACGGTGAGATTCACGTACTGTTCACGAAGCTCCGGCAGCTTACGGAGCCGAGGAATCGCATTGAATTCCTCCGCACCGGGAGCGCGACCAGCACGGCGAGCATCACGGATTTCCTTAGCACGAGCATTCACCGTCGGTGAAAACTCGGAAGGACTCATCGTCATCGCACGCTCAATGAAGGGAACCTGCTCCTCGGTCGGAAGCTTTGCAAGAGCAAAGGCATTCGACACAATGATTTTGCCTGCATCAACAAGCTTCTGGATATCCTCAGAAAGCTTGAGAAGGCCGAGACGGGAATGAATCCAAGCCGGAGAAACGCACAGATCAGTAGCAATCTGGGCAACAGTCAGCGTCGGGCTGTTAGCCATCATGCGTTGAAGCTGATGAGTGAATTCAACCGGACGGGTTTCGACTTTGTGCAGGTTGGCCATGACCTGCATATGCAGGACTTCCTGCTTCTCAACTGATTTCACAATCGCCGGAATCTTCGTAAGGCCAGCGTCCTGCGAAGCGGTGAAACGGTGCAGACCGTCGATCAACTCGTAGAATTCCGTGCCACCAGCGTCCTTCATCGGACGGACAGAAATGGCGTTCAGAATACCGCTTTTGCGGATTGAATCAACAAGACCCTTGTATTGTTCGGACTCCCGGTTGACACTACGCAAGGCAACTTCGTTTTCACGAATATCCTTGAGAGGAATCAACATTGGTTGCCCTTGATTACCGTCAGACATGTGCAAGCTCCCTGTAGGGTGGTGAATGATGCCAGAATCAAATCGAATTTCTCAGAATCAAATCAATTTGCCGAATTTCATCAATATCTTCTAGCCATCATATAATACGCCCATTTCCTACTTTTCTCTAATCGTTCGCCTGATCGCGCGAGCCGGGCAGTTAGTGAATGAGAGGTAACCGGCAAGGCGTATACTTTTCCTATTCTCTTTTTCTTTTTGTATACAACTACCTATAACTAAATAACTAACTAACTAAGAAAAAGGATTAGAGAAAAGTAGGAAATAAGCGTATTATATGATGGAGAGATTGCTGCGTTTCACTCCACTGATTTGATTTTACATTTTGAGTCTAGGAACAATTCACATGACGACCCGCACAGAGGCAATAACCAATTTTCTTAATGCCCGAACACACCCTGATCTAGCTGCCTTATACAACTATGATATGGAGGTACAGGTTCTAGTAGCTCAAGACGGCGGAGAAAGAATCAATGGTGAATATCAAGGCCGTAAATGGCATGGGTGGACGGACGGTATTCAGGTGTGGAAGCCTTTTCGTGTTCCCTATAACGCAGGCACTAAGCCAGAATTCACTGATTCAGAAATCAAATTCGATCTAGACGCTCATGCCGAAGGTATTGGCATGACTGGATGGGATTGGGTGAAGCGTTGTTCTCGGTGGGTCGCGTTTGATTTTGATGCCATTGTTGGCCACTCGGAGAGACACAATGCTAAGCTATCTGTAGAACAGTTGCAAGAGGTTGAAAGCAAAGCGAAAGAGATACCTTGGATATCTGTTAGACGCTCTGCTGGAGGAAAGGGCCTTCACCTCTACGTTTTCCTTGATCCTGTTGTTGATACTGCTAACCATCATGAACATGCTGCTCTTGCTCGCAGCATTCTTGGCACTTTGAGTGCGATGACTGGCTTTGATTTTGACAGCAAAGTAGATATATGCGGCGGGAACATGTGGGTGTGGCATCGCAAGATGCAATCATCCAATGGTCTTACTCTCGTCAAGCAAGGTGAGCCGTTAGATAATGTTCCTGTTAACTGGCGTGACCATCTAGAGGTTGTAAAGGGTAAGAGTCGGCGTAATCTGCCTTCCTTTGTCAAAGAAACAGGCGTCGAGCTTGACATCTTTGACCAGTTGTGCGGGACACAAAGCAATGTACCTCTCGATGACGATCATAAGAAACTGTTGACGTTTCTGCAATCAAACGAGTCGTTTGCATGGTGGGATCAAGATAGGCATATGCTCGTTTGTCATTCACATGATCTAAAGGTTGCCCACGACGAGTTGCACCTTAAAGGAATTTTTCATACTCTCGCACAAGGTACGGAAAGTGGTCAAGATCAAAACTGCTATGCCTTCCCTCTCCGAGCAGGTGCATGGGTTGTTCGCCGGCATACAAAAGGTGTCGCAGAACACACGACATGGGATCAGGACGCCAGCGGATGGACTCGCTGTTTCTACAATCAAGAACCGGATCTCAAAACAGCTTGTCAAGCCTTCGGAGCTATCGAAGATCCGAAAACGGGTCAGTTTGTTTTCCGCGAAGCAGAAATGGCCATCGAAGCTGCAAAAGCTCTTGGCAAAACTATAAGCCTGCCTGCATCAATGGGAATCCATCGCACGACGAAACTATCTGTGCATAAGAGTGGTCGTTTGGTTTGCGAAATTGATGCTACACCGCACGACGATGCGAAGTCTCTCCAAGGGTGGCTGGCTAAGAAAGACAAGTGGATAAAGGTGTTTGATGGTAGAATCGAAAACCGAAAAGACGATCTTGAGGTTGAAAACTATGACGATCTAATCAGGCACGTTGTAGTGGAAAGCTCACGAGCCGACTACGGGTGGCTTATTAGAAGCATGGGAGCGTGGAACGAAGAACCGTTGACTCATATCAATGCTGCTCTCAAAGCAATGGGACTCAATCCCAAAGAGCTTAGTGGCGTCGTAGGTAAGGCTGTCGTGCAATGCTGGTTGTTAGTGAATCGTCCGTTTCAGCCCGAGTATCCGGGCGATAGACAATGGAATCGGAATGCTGCACAGTTACGCTTCACACCCTCACAGGAAGAAAATCTGACGTATCCTACGTGGCTCAAGCTGCTTGACCATTGCGGTGAAGGATTGAATGAAGCGATTTCAACAAACAAATGGTGCAAGGAAAATGCCGTTAAGACTGGTTCAGACTACTTGAAGATATGGGTAGCCAGTATGTTCCAAGAGCCGGAGCAGCCGCTACCGTATCTGTTCTTTTATTCGCCGGAACAGAATACTGGCAAGTCGTCGTTTCATGAAGCCCTCTCATTACTGATGACACGAGGCTATCAACGAGCAGATAACGCATTGATTTCACAATCGGGCTTCAACGGTGAATTGGAATCCACTGTATTGTGCGTCGTTGAAGAAACTGACCTCAAGAAAAATAAGACTGCATCCAACCGCATTAAGGATTGGGTTACAGGCCGGCAAATCAATATTCATAAGAAGCAGAATACGCCGTATCACGTAATCAATACAACGCATTGGGTGCAATGTTCCAACGACTACGATGCTTGTCCGATGTTCCCCGGCGATACGCGTATCGTTATGATTCGCGTACCTGCTTTGAAAGAAATGATTCCGAAACGTGATCTGATTCCTCTACTTGAAAAGGAGGCTGCTAATTTTCTCGGTGCTGTCATGCGTCTCGAATTACCACGCTCCAATGATCGCTTGAATGTTCCTGTAATCGAAACCGCTGAAAAATCAGCAGCTATTGAAAGCAATAAGACATCGCTCCAATTGTTCATTGAGAAATTTACTTACAATGTTCCCGGAGAGACGATTGAATTCGCCGAATTTTATGACAGGTATCTTGAGTATCTTGACGTTTCTGAGGTCGGCGACTGGTCAAAGAAACGAACCAGTCAAGAGTTTCCACCGCACTATCCGAAGGGTGGAGCAACATGGGCGAAGAACAAATTGCATGTAGGCAATATCTCATGGGAAAATAAAGAAGCGTCTGGAATCAAATTGCACGTTAACAATGGAGTGATGACTAAGCTATGAAAAAGAACCAGTCTCAAATAAAATCAACGACCATTACTTATAATGAGAGTGATAAGAAAACTGGTGTTGATTTTCGCGACGGTAAATTATCCTATGTCGGTATGTTCATAGATCATTGGAAGCCTGCGGAATGCTTGAAAAAACTTGCCGCTATTGTAAAGGAACACCAATGCGGATAATCGGTTTTGGGCATCGTCGCAGGGTCGGTAAAGATACCTGTGCCAAGTTTCTAAGCATCATTCTGAGGATGAAGAATCGTGATGTTAAGAAGGTTGGTTTTTCAGATGAACTTTACCGCATCTGCCATCAACTCTACAAGTGGGCAGGCTTCAAGACTAAGGAGTATTACGAAGAACATGGCCATCTAAAGGAAGTCAAACTCGCCGCTGTCAATCGAACACCGAGAGAGATTCTTATTGACGTTGGCATGAAGATGCGTGAACAAGACCCTTACGTCTGGATCGACCAAGCTTTGCGTGGAACGCATTGTGAGTTTCTAATCATGGCGGATGTTCGTTTTCACAATGAAGTTTCTAGAATCAAAGAGCTTGGCGGACAATGTATCAAAATTGAACGTCCCGGTATTGAGAAATTTGACGATCCAGCGGATGCTGACCTCAAGAATTGGGATCAGTGGGATCAGATATTGGTGAACGATGGCACGTTAAGTAATCTCAATGACCAGATGATGACTTTAGCGGAGAATCTTCTTGCTTAGAGTTTGGATCGAAATGACTGCTTTTGATTCTTTGATTCTAGCAGCTACGATTTGTTGCTGTTTCTTTAATCTATAATTGGTGGAAACATGGCTAAGAAACTTCTAATCTTGGACAACCATCCTTTTGCTTTCCCTGAAATGCAGGTTTTTCCTGCCTACGTGTATAACGTGGTCGATGGCGATACCATTGATTGTGTGATCGCCTTGCCCTTTGACAACATCGGATACGAACGCTTACGAGTCCGCGGTATCGACACGCCGGAACGTGGACAATTTGGTTGGGACGAAGCGACGAGTCTAACTGCTTCCCTTGTAATGGGAAAGCAGGTGAAAATCATTACCTACAAGGATAACAAGACGCTTGGACGATACGTTGCAGACGTATTCTTTATGACGAAAAGTGGTTGGGTTTCTCTCGCTGGTGAACTGAAAAGGAATAACTTTTGAAATGCCTGCTCAAAATATATTCTCGTTTTCGTTCAGAGGAAACACGCTTTTGGGATTTGGTAAATATTAAAAGTGAACTTGAATGTTGGCTTTGGCAAGGCTATATTAAGAAAGATAGTGGTTTGCGACAGACAATAAAGAAACTGTTCGTTACGCATACGCAAACAAAATTGGGCCCATCGGATCTTTATTTGTTTTGCACAAGTGCGATACTCGGGCATGTGTCAACCCGGCACATTTGTTTCTAGGCACAAATGATGAGAATATGCAAGACATGCTTAGTAAAAATAGGCAACAAGATCACCGCACATTGTTTCCCGAAACAAAAAAGAAAATCCTGCAATTATTCATTGCAGGATTTTCAAGAAACTCTATTGCAAAACAATGTAATTGTTCTTGCGATACAGTTTGTTAATTCTTTTTGAAAGGCTTTCTGATGGCAATGTCGCTCATACACTTAAATGGGAACTTGCTTTGTAGTATAGATACCGAAACGACTGGCCTTATTCCCGGCAAACACGATATTATCCAAGTAGCCGTCGTACCGCTTGATTCTAACCTCCAACCATTGAAAGAGATTCACGGTCGGCTGTTGCTTCCTTTTGTTCTTGACATCATTCCAAAGCGTCCACACAATATTGAAAAGGAAGCAATGCGTGTCAACGGGAGGCAGCTATCCGAATTGATGCGGACAGCTACCGAACCGTTCAAAGCTGCCGACATGTTCGAGGAATGGTTTGAGAGTTTGAAATTGGGCATAGGCAAAAAGATAGCCCCGCTCGGACAGAATTATCCGTTTGATCGTGGTTTCTTAATCGACTGGTTGGGTGATCTTAACTACGATCAGTTTTTTGATTACAACATCAGAGACACCAAGAGTACAGCACTCTTTCTTAACGATCTGGCCGACTCGAAGGCTGAACCTTGCCCGTATCCAAAGTATAAGCTGTCGTCTCTTTGCGAACGCCTAGGTGTCTCTCTAGAGAAGGCACACGATGCTCTGGCTGACGCACGGGCAACGGCGGAGGTGTATCGTCGGATGATTCTAGCTGCGAAATAAGCATCCAAGTCCATTTACCTGTTCTCCGAAGCCGCTCGTCTGCGTCAAGCAGGCGGGCGGCTTTTTTGTACCCATCAGATTTTCGGGGAGGAATCCAAATCACACCAGTGATTTTGTTATGCCGGACGCCGCGAGGCAGATTATCAGGACGTTCATGCTCCATTGCTTAACCTTTGATTATGCTGTTGACTGAACCATTCAGAAACAAGGGGTGCAAGAATTGCTAGTGCTTCGGACGTTATGCCAGTATCGTGCATCAGTTGAGCCAGACGATGCCTGATTTCCGAATCAGATTCATAAAAGATGAATCCTAGCAAAAAACCGGACATGAAAACTGCTGTCCGTCTTGTTGCCGTTCCGAAAAAAGCCAGCAACTTACTCATTCTTTGCCTCCTTAATAACGTCGCGAATGACGGTCGTGCTTCTCAAAAAGATACGCTTCAACGTCGGGGTGAGTCTAGCATCTTTATTCACGTAATCGTCGTGCTTGTCAGCAACAGCAATCATCGGAGGTTCAAAGTTTTTGACAGACACTTCATTCTTTTCTAGCTGCTGCCGGACGATAGATGATTTCAACTTCATTACTGCTTTGACAGTGCTAAGCAGCTTAGTATCAGCATCGACATACGCATCATGCCGATCCAAGACAGGGTTCGTCATGTCTCGAATGTTTGCTGTTGAAATCTGTCCGACGCAACCGGGCAACGCAAGAATCAAGAGAAGAAACCAACGCATAGTGTGCCTTTCAAAGGGCGGCCTTAATTCCAGCAAGCAACATATTCAATCCTAGAGCCACAGTTTTTTCGACAGCTTCCCAAACATTGTTGACAGCTTTGAGACGATTCTTTTCAGCAAGCCCACGAACCTGCCCGAACAACTCTTTGACGGCAGCAGCCCGGATCACTTCATTTGGAACCTGCATGATCGCAACAAAGTCGTCCATAATATCTCTTGCGAAGTTTTCAACATCTTCAACTGCTCCGGTCGTTGTAGACTTGAGCAAGTCTTTCAAGATACCTTTTGCGTCTTTTGCAAGCTGTTCAAAATCCAAGTCGAGTTTCATGTTACCTCTTCCAACCGAATGTTCGGTTTGTTGTTGGGTTACGAAGCCCACGAAACGGATGCAGGCATCCGTGTTTGGGCAATTTCTCTTTGTACGCTGCCAGATTAAGAATATCTTTCTGGTTCTTAGTGATATTGCATTTGCAAACGCCGCAATACGTTTGGCCTTGCGGAGTTTGTTTCAATCTGTTGCAAGAATCACACGTTTCTATTCTCTCTTTAAAAATCTCCAATGAGACTTTTGGCCGAGTGACAATCACTTTTAACGCTTCTAACGCATTAGCAAAAGTCAAATTTCTTTCTTCGATTTCCATATACATTTTCTACGTTTGGGGTTTTCGCGGATAAAAACTTTGACGTTTCTGTTTTCCCAAATTGCGACCCACAACAGCTTTCAACCAATGTTACTGTGCTATTTTTTCGCCGTTTCAAGATACCAAGAGCCGTCGATAATACACAGTATGGAGTATTGATTCCACAAACAATATAGTGTTTGTGTTTTCCTAATTTTTCAGCAAAGGTGGCTCCAACAACAACATCATCATCCATTTCTTTCAGGCAATGAAAAACACATTTGCCTTTTGCTGCTGTTAAAAGACTCTTGTATATTCGACTAGGTGGAAATTTGACAAAACAAATTGGGCCATCGTGTGAACGAATCAAAGGCATCATGCTCAATACCTCCAAGACTTAAAATTATGGTGATTAAAATATCGCGACCACAGTGGCAATTCAATCAGCGAAGCAGCATAACATGTCCCAAAAGTTTTGCTGATTAGATCAGGGCCAGTAACGTGCATCGTCAAGTCTCTGTCCAGTGTCCGTATGCGCTCAGCATTGTCGATAATAGTTTGCAACGCCCACTTAATGGGTACTGCTCCCGGAACAGCACCCATTATACAGTTGCCTGCCCCGCTGAATTGTTTGACTGCCCAACAATCAAACAGATCCAGCCACGTTGGATATTGCAATGGTTCAACGTCGATATCCACGTATAATCCACCATACCGATACAGCACTTCCAATCGCAGAATGTCAGCGGCCAAACCCACATTAGGACATTCGGATATTAGATTGCCTGTTACTGGCTTCTCGATAGTGGCCCATGTTTTTACCTCCCACTTGGGGTAGATGATTCTGTAATCAAAAACTGCCGGACGTATTTTGTCACCGATCCAAACATGATGGATGATTTTGGGAATCATAGTGTCACCGAAACCGAACCGGCACAGAACGATAATGAGTTCAGCGAAAATGTGCCTGCCAAATTACCGCCCGAGCATGTCACACCAGTGATTACTTTGAAGCCTGTCCAGATTGAATCTGACCCGCCCCAATCAACATCCGTACCGGTATAATCAATACGTGCAGCAACCTCACCAGTATCTACATCGCAGCGAACAATAAGAACCATCTTTTCAGCGGGTAGACCTGTCGGGGTTTTCTTCCATATCCATTCATGGTATGTAGTCAGGTCTTGATAGGACTTATCCTCGGAATAGGTACCATTTGCATCAGTGCAGAATGAACTACCAACAGCACCTGTCACCTCTGGAGAATTCGACGGTGTTGCACGACAGTCTGGAAAACATCCTTCTGCGCAACATTCACAGTTTTCAGCATCAGCGGTGAAAACAATTAAGCCACCGTCAAAGACAATCTTACCGTCGATGAAAAGGATACTTGCCATTATGGACACTCCACACCAGTATGAACGTCCGTCCAACCAGACTCGGTGTTTGCATCAGGCAGCACAGTGATGACTTGGGTTTTCTTCTGCAACTTGCGTGTTGTGCCATCGACTTGCATATTAGTAACCACCGTTATGGTGACGGGAGTTACCTTTACCCACTCCGCGCCATCAAACTTGAGCAAATCGCCCGATGCTGGTGCCAGTGTGTCGTCAACGTCTTTCAGATGCTTGAGCATCTGCGGAACGTAAAACTCGTCTTGCTCCGTTGGCGTATCCTGATTGATTTCCTCAAGACAGTGTCCGCGTGCATCATGCTTGAGGCTATGACCATTGATTTCAACCTTCGTGCCTTTAGCTGTAGTGTTTGAGCCATCTTCGGTTACGATCACCGATGAGACATTTGGAAATTCAAAAGCCTCGTCAGCAGCCGCAGGCCCAATATGGTTAAAATCAGCGGTATTGAATCCTGTACCGACTTCAATATCATTAGTTATTTCAAGCCACAAATCATCTGGATTGATTCTGACAACAAAATCGTCATTGTTGCCAAAATTACCATTAAGATGACCCTTCGCATCACTGTTGTACGTTATCGTCTTGAAATTGATCTGCCCACTACTGGTGATTTGTTCGAGGCAGTTGATTTCGTTAAGACCATCAACAGCCTGCGGATCAGAGTGTTTTAGAGTGTAGAATGCAATGGCAGCATCCGTGAAAATCATTTCGATCCACGGATCTTCGGTAAGTAATACCTCTTCCAAGTATCCGGGAGTCTCACCTGCCTTTGCAGCGACCAATCTATCAGTAGCGGCCACAGTATCAATAAGCACCTCGATAGGTTCGCCGCAATCGAAGCCTTCGTCACCAACCCAACCATCTGCCTCAAAGTTAAAATGTCCAGAGTAGTCAAATTTGCGGCATTGTGGAAATACTCTCAATACGCTTCTCGCAACGTCCCATTCAAACTTGGGGCTAAAAAGAACAGCATGCCCGCCGGGGCATCCGGTATCATGATTAGCCTGCATCATTTCAGTAAAGGTTCCCGAATCACCATCTTCGATCTTCTGAACATGCACAAGAGTAGGAGAAGAAACGGTATTGATTTCCTCTTCAATTTCGCCAACAAACTGCCCCGGAAGAACCCATGTGAACATGCAACTCGTTGCCACCTGAACAAAAGGTATCGAACGATTGAACCACCAGATTCCTCGACCCTCTGATGTAGTGGTATGGTAGATGTCAACGATTTCACCGTCGTAGACCCAACCAACAGGAGCATGCGGAAATGCTCCAGAAGCGACAACCATTTCTGCGAGATTGAATGCTACAATCTGAATATCATCAAGGTCGCTACCACCGCCACCCTTGTGTTTCAGAATGTTGTAAGCAACATCCGTGATTCCACCAGCAAGATTCAGAAGCTTGACATTGTACTTCATCCCACCTTCATTGTAGCCATCTTCGTCTCTTGAGTTTTCAAAAACAACACCATGCCATGCTCGCGTTACGAGACGATGGCAAATATGCACACCGTCCTGTCCACGCTCGACCTCGATCCAGTCGCCTACTCTTAGATTGTGTTGCGGATTGGTGTCAACAACAACTCGTTCCGTGTGTGTCGCTGGCTTGAACCAACCGTCCATATAGTAATCAACATAGAACGTGTTCTTGAATTCTTCATGCACTCGAACAATCTTAGCAAGTCTCTTGCTAGAAGATTCTAGCTTCCGTAGCTCACGCATCACCTCGTCGACGCCGAATTCATCGCGAGCATAGAAAACAGCAGCATTGCTTTCTTCAAACAAGTCAGCAGGATTATCAGGAATACTATCACCTGAGTCGTCGAGCCATGCCAGAGGATGCGTCGTGACACTTCCCGCAATTGCAGGCGTCCAAAGAGACAAGTGAACCAATCCATCATGCACTGGATTGTGAACACTATAGACGACTGTTTTCTGAAACAATGAACCTAGCAAACCAGTGCTGTAGTTTGTTGCTACAGTGTCATACACTTCTAGACCGAATGCTTCTGGAAACGCTGTAGCATGAAAGAGCCGCCAAACATTCGAGTATCGGGTTCCCCAAAAGAGCAACGATTTGTCGACGAGAGTAGCATCGTTGTAGATATACATCTCTACTTGCTGTTCTCGCTTGCCGTACTTGTCAAAATTATTCTCGTAGACCTGCTGAGCATCAACATCGAAAGGCTCTGGAGCATACGACCGTCGCCACTTGCCAACCAATCGTGTAGTAACTTCTTCGGCAGGAGTAAATTCAAGAACCGGACTATTCTCAAGAGTCTTTGCTTCATTGAGTGTGAAATCTGTTGAAGGTTCTCCGGAGAGGTACCTGATCTTAATTGTCGGCCCATCGCAAATCAAAGCACAACGGGCCTGCCAAGCAATCTCTTGACATACTGCTAGAGCGTCCGGACGTTCACTGATTGTAAAGTGCGATGGGTAATTCGTTAAGGCTGCAGCGACGCTAGCAAACGTCGATCCGTCGGTTAGCAGGTCTGTGTAGCTATCCAACAGGTACTCAATGATTGCAGCCGTATTGCTACCAATCGTCGATTCCAATGTTACATAGATTTGAGCCTTATCCCACGCCTGACCTTTCAATGTATCTAGCGGTCGAATGAATTCAATCGTCGTTACATTTTGCGGCCCTGATTCTAGATTCGTTTCTCGGGACAGATTGATTGTATACAGTATCTTCGGAATCGGGCTAAAAAATGCGTGACCCTCTTCGTCTTGCCACACTCCATAGACAGCAAGCACTTCTTCCGAAGTAAAGAGGTTAGCAATGTACACGTCACCAACAGGAGGATTCCATTGCCGAATGTCTTGCCCTGATCGAGCAGACCAAAAAGCATTCTTGATGAATTTGAGCAATTCCAGTTGATGAATCAAACCACCAAACGGGCTCTTTAGAGTGTCGTCGACGTTCTCAAACTCTTTGATCTTGTCAAGCGATTCTGTAACTTCATTTTTGAAATCTTCAATTTCAAGAATCAAACCGTTACGAGCGATAGCGTGAACAGCATTGAATTTTGATACTTGCGTAGCAAGTCCCCATTCTTGAACACGCCCTAAGACACCACTATTAGCTTCGTCAAGATGGGCTTCATCAATCGTCTTGGAGCCGATAAGACGATCTTTTCTCCAAGGATATTTGAACCATACCTTTGTGCCTTCTTGTCGAACACAAAGATTCTCCGCGATAATGGTGTTATCTTCTGCAGCCCATCTTTGGTATTTTTCAAGGGTCGCTTCTTCTCTCTCGACAGCGGCTTCGGCTTCCGCAATTTCTTCGGACGAGCTTTCCTGCTGTAAAACAATGGCAAGCAGTTGTCGAGCTTTGACAACATCAGCTTGCTGCTCAATAGCCCTCGTAGTGTTGTAATCATACGGAGTAAAAGTATAGACAAAATGATTCGCAAGATCAATATCTTTGCGAACAAGCCAAGCCACTTTGGGGTTGTAATAATCTGGATCGTCGATGGGACGAATAGCACATTGCACATCCTCCCACTTGGCAGCATTAGCCGTCGTAATTTCAAAAACACCATTATTAAATTGACCCTTGAAAATTATACCATCAATCTCAAGAGTGATTTCTTCATTTTGAGGAAATCGAGAAATATCTTCAACGAAGATTAGATTTTGCTTCGGGAGTTCAAAATCATCATTATCAATATCAGTATGTAAAACGGATTCGAGGTGTGCAACTGGCTTAAGATGAAAGTTTTTAATTTTCTCGCCGGCTGCAAGAGGAGCGGTGTAGTCCCAAAGCTTATCGTTAAAAATATTGGCACCAAGATTCATCGGCTTGGTGATGCGTGAGCGTGGAGTCTCCTGCACAAGAATAGCAGGCGAGTGTGCTACCTTTCCAAAGACCATCGGCCACGGCTTATTGATTGCAACATCATTATTGGCTCCGAATTGGTCTTGCTCAACCTGATGCCCAATCGCATTGCTCGTATAGGCAGAGGTAAGATCGAAACGAAACTTGCGTTCACCTTCTGACCACTGTACCAACGAAGATACTTTGCCTCGGAAGATTGCGGTAGGGACACCGGCTTCTTCGGCAAAGTAGTGATACAGGATACACGTTGATCCTTCGGTTTCCGCTGTATCAACAATAGTTTTTAGGTGGCCGTCAAAATCATCAAGCTCAAGACTGGTATACGCAATCATTCCAAAATTGTTTTGCGTTTTCTCACTACGGATACCAGAAAAAGAAAGAATACGGCCAGACCAACCAGAGAAGCTTTTGTCAGCATAAAGATACGTGCCGCCGCTAAGCCAATTGATTTGAGCAACAAGAATGGGTTCTTGTGCCTGCGGGCCTACGCCAGTTTGATTCGTTGTTCTCATACGACTTCCTCAAATTCTAATTCGACCTCAGATTCTTTGTAGCTTGAAAAAGTTACAGGTGTTGTTAACATCTTCGCTATTAGGGATTGGTCAATTGTGCCGCCAAAATCTTGTGTAATCGGTAGACCAGTATTATTCTGACGTTGCGATTCCATGAACGTCACTCCCATATTCTGCCCATGATAGGTCAGAATAAAGGAGCGAAGTTCTAGATATTTGGCCCGAGATAAGATAATCACTGTAACAGTGAATCGTCGACGGCATTCTGTTTTTACTTTCGTTCGGCGAATACCGGACATTGATCTACGAATCTCTACTTTTTGGTCAAAAATCTCACGCGGAAAATCCCGCGTGCGACCAATGAATGAAGCAGATTGACAGGTTAACATCATCATACCTGTTCACCTTCAAAACTGAATTCCACTTCCCACACTCTAGCATCCTCACACGCTGTTGATCGTCGCACTTGACGAATTTTGATTGGTGACTCAATTACACCAACCCACTCTTGCTCAAACTCGTCATAAAGGGTGATATCTAATCCTGCTGTAACGCAAACAAATTCTCGAAGATTATCGACCTGACTCTTTGACAATGAAGTAAAAGTGTACTGGAGGATTTCAACATCATTCCATGTCGTTGGTCGAACCTGCACTAAGCGACCACCAACAGTTTCACGCGTCAGTGTTCGAGGATCAAGAATCTGATTCGTTGTCGATGGAGTATTTAGTTCTACAGTAAGCATTGCGTATTCGAGACGGATCGGGAAGCGTTCTGCTTCGACACAGACATTTCCTGCCATTAGGAGTATCTCCCATTTTCAATCAAGGGTAATTTTATAACAGCAACGTGCTGTTGTAAGGAAAGCTCCGACTCTAACGGGCGACCAAAATCTGAGGGCGAACGCACAACACTAGATTCTAGACTCAATTCATGACTCAAAACCCTACCAGCATTGATGCCAGAAGCAGCATCCGAAAGAGCAAGGGTTGAACCTAGTGTTTCGGCGTGTGTTCGGTGCATCGTTTGCGAGAGGAAAAGCGTGTCATCAATTTCTTTCTCGTGCGTTCGCCCTGATGCCTGACTCAAAGACAATTCACTTTCAAGACTAAAATTCAATGCCATAGGTTCTCGATCAAATTGATGATCGAGAGCCAAGGCACTGATAATAGTTTTTTGAAAGATTGCCATTTTAAGCACTCACACTGTAGGTGATTCTGAGAACATCGTCATCAATCACAGGCAGATTAGCAGAAAACAATGCAGTCGCCCACAACGTAGCTGCACCAGTGCTACCCTTTGTGTCGATGCTCGCAATAAAGATACCACGAATGCCAACAGTGGCACTAATAGTGAAAACAACCGGCGCAGCATTTGTAATGACCTGACCCGATGCAGCTCCCTCAGTCCATGCTGGACGCGTCGCTTCATCATAGTCAGAGCTTTCCGTCCATCCTGAATGGGAAGCATGTGTATCTCCAGCAGCGAGGGCTGTGTACCCTGAATTGTTAATCAGGCCAACGTACCATGCAGGAATCTGCGTGGCCCCATTGAACATGATATTAAGCAGGGCATCCTTGCCCTGATTCGTAATATCGTTGTGAAAATCATATTCGCCGATTACTTTGCCGTTGCGAACGTGTTCAACAATGAACCGTCCCTTCAAAGATAATTTGTCAATCATGTTGTACTCGTTGGGGTAAGGTTAACCGTTCCGCGTTGAATCTCTCGGCGTAACGCACGCCCAAGAGCAATAACATTTTCAGGGCTGGCTTCGGGGCCAGATACAGTGATATTGATTTCACCAACATTCGTCGTCACACTAGCTGTAGCATTTGCGGCATTAGGAAGTAACGGTGAACCACGATCACTGACCTTCGGGGGAGGTAGACGTTCAGTGATTGTTTCTTGTAGCTTCTTAAGAGAGTTAATCAATTCCTGTGTCGTAGTTTGCCCTGCCTTGTGTTGCCGAGACAATTCGTTGATAACCGCTTTGATTCCCTCTTCATTGATTTTAGACGTATTTAGTAAGTCTTGAGCCTCTTTTTGTTTCGCTACAGCATCATTGCGATCTTGTGCAGCCTGTTGGAATTTCTTGATTTCGTCTAAGAAGTCTTGGAGTAAGCCTTGTGTTGCTTCGGCTTGTTTTTTATTTCGCTCAGCTTCGGCCAAAACCCCTGGGCTATATGTAACTCCCTCTCGCAAAACTGGAAAGTTTTTAACAATTGCCGCAATCGTTGTTTGCAATGTTTCAAATTGCTTAATGATTTTTTGAGAAACGCCTTCGGGGTCTTTTGTCGTTTTAAATTCTGCAATATTTTCTAGTAACGCATCAAGGGATTGTTTTGCATTGCCCGTAAGCTGACCTGCTTTTACGGGTTCGCTGAAAGTCAAACCTGTTGAGCCAACCAAATCTTCAATAATGGTTTCAAAATCTTTAAGCGTATTTCCGAAGATGACCGATGCTTCGTCTCGTCGTGCAGTAAAGGCGGCTCGCAAATCACCAGCAACTTTGACAAAGTTCGTCAAGTCGATTGTCAAATCGGAGACGGCCTTTTCTGCAAGTTTCAAAGCTGCATTTGATTTCTCAATCGCTACAGCTTCTTGAAGTCTAAGCTGTTTTGCTTCCAAAGACTGGACAAGGTTAAATTTGTCAATAGGATTGATTCCAGCCCCACCAAGGTCAAGCTTCTTGATTTTGTCAAGGGCTTCGGCGACTTCTGCTAAGCCCCCATCCGTTGCTGCGGCTTCGGAGATATCTTGCAGATGTTCATCTAGTTGTGCGAAGATTGATTTTTGAAACTCTAGATGTTTCTCTTTTGCTTTTTGAATCGCTTCTTGACGAGCCTGTTCTTCGCGTTGAAACTTGAGTCGTTCCTCAGCAAGAGCATTGAAAGTTGTCTCAAGCTCAATTAGACGTTGCCGAGCCTTTTCACGAGCCTCATGAGACTTTTTCTCATCTTGGCTCAAGTTGAGATTGATCTGGAATCGACGCTCAAGGAGCCTATTGATTTCTTCGTATAGGCGAAGCACCTCTTCCGGATTGGCGTCCTGACCATTCTGCAACGCCTGTGCTTTTGTTCGAAGCTCATTCGTTCGCTTCAAGAGAGCATCTAGTTGCTTCGCAGGGTCATCAATCTGCGAGAAGGAACGCTCAAAGATTCCGGACTCGTTGTCAATCGTCAATTGGCGAGTCAGATCAATGAGTTTTTCAATTGCTTTTTCAGAATCTTTCAACGAATCTTCGGTCAGCTTCAAAGCCTTATCCATTGCACTTTCAATACTCTTACCGGCGGCCTTGAACGCCTTTTCAGCCTTCTTTGCACTACTTTCTGCCGCATCACCCAAACCGTTCAAAACCAATCGAATGGCAGCAAGGACTCTAGCATATTCACCTTCAACTGCCCCAATCTGATCTTTCAGCCCTTCTTGAACCTTTGTGAAACCTACGCCTTCGGCGTCACGAGCATCAGCATTTAGTTTTCGCAACGCGAGGCTGAATTCCGATAACCTATCTCTTGCTGCTTGCGCTTCAACACCTGCTGAAATAATTTTGTCAATAACGAAACCGAGACCAAGAGTAAGGCCGAAAGACACAACGCCTTGCAAGGCAGAGAATGCCCCACGCAACAGAGTTATAGATGTACGAACACCAAGAATCCTATTAGCAGCAATGGATGCTTGTACAGCAGTCACCTGCCCCCAAGCGAGCGTTGCCAGTTTGACAACACCCCATCCGATGGCCAATTCTTTCACAATATTCAGAAGCGGGATAATCCCGTCTTTCATTTCACCGAAAAGCTTACCAGATTGATTCAAGAATCTAATGAAAGGTTGACCAAAGCTTTCTTGTAGAGCGATACCAAGGGACTTGACCTGCTTCTCAAGTTGTTTGGCCTGATTCTCGAAAATGATTGTAGAAGCGGTTGCCGCCAGATTACTTGGGTCTTTCAGTTGGCCAACGGCTTCGGCATGTTGACGACGCAATTCTGCATTGCGTACAGTCTGTTCAGCCGCTCGACGGCCACGAAGATCAGGGAACAATTCAGCGAGTGCTTCCTGACCTTCGCCTGTTCGCTCAAACTGATTGAACAATTCTTTCATGAACCCGGTCAAACGCAGAGCAGCAATACCTTGACGTACTGTGCTGAAACCCATCTTGTCCAGAGTTTCTTGCAGCACCTTGGACGGCTTCGACATTCTGTTGAACAGGTTGCCGAGGTTCGTCATCGTCGTATGCGTGTTGACGCCTTGACGACTGATGACGGCAATCGAGGCTCCCATTTCCTCAAACGTGATGCCTAACGGTGCGGCGGTTGCTGAAAGGTTACCGATTTCAGCAAGCTCACTAGCTGTCGAGCGAGAGATATCAATAAGTCTAAAGAGAACGTCCGTAAGGTGTTCCGCTTCTTGAGTAGACAACTGGAACGCATTGACAAGACTGGATAGAGCCTTAGCGGTCGTCGCAACGTCCGTGACACCGATCAGCGAGAGTCTAAGTGCAGCGTTCAAAAACTGAACAGCTTCCGCACCTTGAGCAATCTGGTCAGAAATGATTTGATAAGCGGCGGCCGCCGTATCCGTATTATCTGCACCAAACGCTCGCGACACTCTGTTAATAGTGTCAGCCCACTGGCTGAAAGACAGTTGAGCATTTTGTGAAATCGTTCTGATTTCGGAAATCTTTTTCTGGAATTCTGCCGAAGCACGCACTGATTCAAAAATCGCACTCGTCAACCGGCCAACGACAAGATGGATTTGCTGAACAAGCAGCAAACGGGCAAAGAATGACCAGCGGTTGATGAGAGTATCAACCGATCGTTTTTGGTCATCATTGTTCTTGATGATCCGGTCAGAATTTGATTTTAGCTTCTTTGTTGCGTTGTCATGGGTCTGCATCAATCCAAGCAAGGCACGTTGGATCGCTGACAATCGCTGAATGGTTCCGGTTGAAAAAGCGGTATATGCTTTTTGGTAATCAAGGAGCGTCGCCTTGCCCTTGAGCATAGGCTCAATGAGTTTGTTAAGGGAGATTGTTACTCTGTTAATATCAGGGAAGGCCGCATTCGCTGGTATTGATGGCGTAAATTGCTGTGCCAGAATATCAGCACCGGCACCACGCTGATTAGCAAATGATTCTGCCCTCGCTTGAACATTCGCTAATTCGCGAGAAACAGCTAATTGCTTAATCAATTCCCCTGTTGCCTTTTGAGCAGCGAGTGCAATTTTTCTTTGTGCTTGCTCTAGTTTTTGCTGAGCAGCCTCTTGCTTTGCTGCCGTTCGAGCGATGGCTTCTGTAGCATCCTGATGCCGCTGCATCAAGTTAAGAAGCGTTCGTTGAATCGGCGATAGCTGTTGAACAGTTCTTGTTGAAAATGCCTGATACGCAGTTTGATAATCTGCCAATGATGCCTTACCCGCACGCATGGGGTCTAAGAGGCTATTCAAAGCAAATGTGATTTTATTCACATCTCTTTGGATAGCATTCGCTGGAATTGCTGTTGTTCCAAATTGTCTTGCAAGAAGATCGGTACCAACTTGACGTTGGCCTTGAATTGTTTCTGACCGCGATTTTGTTTCTGCTTGCACTCTTGCTAATTCTTTAGCAGCAGCCAATTGCTTAAGCAATTCGCCCTTTGCATTACGAGCAAGCAATGCAGCTTTTTCATAAGCTTTTTGGGCAGCTAATGCTGCTTTCTCATGAGCCTTTTCTTGTTGCTTAACTAGGCCAACAATACGGCGGATAACAGTAACAAGCCCAGCTTCCATATCTGTGGCAGCAACTGAACTACCATTTGAAATCGCTGCAAAAAGCTCATCATATCTTTCTTTCGTCACTCCAGACGCAGCGGCGGCTTTTTTCAGCTGTGTTAAAAGCGGAGTAAAATGTTGCGTGGTGTTGGCACTAGCATCCCCGAAAACATTTCCAAAACCTGTAAATTTCCCTCTTGCGGGTGAGACAATACGATTCGTTTCGGCGTTTCGTGTCTTGAGCAATTCAGTTTGGCGTCTCAATTCACCATTCAATCCGCCTACTGCTTTCTTCATCCGGTTAACTGATGCAATAGCCTTGACGTTAGAAGCATTCTGTTTTGCTTCTTGGTCAATAATCCCTTTCAGCGTATTAGTAAGGGCCTTAGAGGCTGTATTGATATTCGACAACGCAGCTAATGCACTACGTGCATCGCCAAGAATTTTGATGAAATCGGTCGTTGTTGCCATAGGTTACTTAAGGTGAGGATTCGTTCGGGTCGCCTTAACTTTCCAACGGTTCATCGTCTTGCCAATTAACTTTACAAGGTCTTGCCGTAAAACAACGATCGCTTCCCCGCGTACCTTGTCTAGAAGGTTCCAAGGCATTTTCTTTTGCACTCGCCTAAAACCCGGATTGGTGGCATCATTTTTAAGAAAATGATCTGTTCCAATATCCATATTCCATTCACGAAAACCTTTATCTTCTCGGATGGATTCTGTCACAGCATTGGATGGATATTTGTACGGGTCAAAAAGCTCTTCAAACTCTTCAATGTCTAAAATATTATGCGTCGTGTAATCCACTGGCACGCCGTAATGTTCAGCGATATCTTCAAAGCCTCGTTTTGCTTGGCCTGTCAAAACAGGCAATCCTTTAGGAGCATCTTGAAGAATTGCATTCAAAATCGTTTGAATACATTTTGCAAACGCTTCTTCAAAATCCTCTCGCACGCCTTTGATTACAGCATCAACATCAAAGCTTGTGAGGCTAAAATCAATTCTTAGAGTAGGTAACATAAGACTCTCCGCAAACAAACCGCGGTGTTTTCACACCGCAGCTTGTATCATTGCCTTATCGCGTTCATGTTCCTCATGTTCACGAATTTCGGCATATGCTAATAGTTGGGCTTGCACCCACAAATTACAATCATCGTACTTGATTTCAACATCAGGAGGCAGAATTTTTAGGCGTTCACAGGCTCGCCAGACGGAGTAGAGGGCTGTTCGTCCTCCGGGAGTGATTCTGATGGCTCCACCAATGCCCGCCGACCAGCTAAAAAACGCTTTCGTGCCTCTTCGATTTTTCGATCATCCAAACAATTCGCTTCCAACACGCCACCAAGAATGCGGCTTTGTTCGATTTGGCTTAGACCAACGGTTTCCATTTCCTTAACGTAGTTGCCCCACGTTTTTGGATCTTCCATGTCAACAGTATCCCATACCAGTCCGTCGGTGGCTTCGACGGCTTTCAGGAAAATCCAATTCATTCGACGTTCGCCATACTCGGCCATCTGCTTCACGAACGATTTGTTTTTCAAATCAGGTTCCGGGTCTTTGCCGGGCGTTCGCATCACAGGAGGCTTTGGGGCCGGACAAAGGGAATCGAATTCCTTGAAGTCCAAAACCGCACGGCACTTAAAGACAATCTGATTATCTTCACCGCGTGGCAGGATTACATCGACTTCATTCGGCCCAAGATTTTGACCCGCAAGTTTCATACTATTTTCCTTTTACGATCCGAGCGTTCCGCTCAACACAGCAGTCTTAGCGTTGCATTGTCCGGTGACAGAAATCTGACCACCCCGAGAATCATGTTCCAGCGTTTCCCAACGGAAATCCGGGAACGTAATAGTGTCGTCAATCACCGGATCTGAGCAATCGGGGTTGTAGTTCAAAACGACATCAACGGCATACGGCTCACAGGCATCCGCCGAAGTTGTTGCCCAATCACTCGCTTCTCCAATATTCTTGAAAGCATCTTCAAGATTCGTTGTCCCGTTGCCTGACAGACGTTCCCACTGGAAGTCCATCCGAAGCTCAAGAGGAATCTCATCACCTTCACGCACGGTGTCAATGAGACCCTTATCAAGAGCGTATTCCATATTCCGACGCTCGGAATAGGTCAGGTTGCCTTCACCGATTTTAACTTCAATGAAGTTCGCTCCGCCGTCTTGCACCTGAATAGTGCAATATTTCAAATCAAGCTTTGCCATGATACTTTCCTTATGTTGATAGAGTCATCTGGTACCGCCCATCGACTGTTCCTTGTAGCAAAGTGGTATCGTCTTTAATTTTGCCGTAATAATTCCATGAAGCCTTTCCGCGGATGTCCATACAGCCAAATTGGTCTTGGTCATCAATTTCGGCACTTCCCAATTTGAGCATTGCGATGCTTGTGGCGAAACTCGCTAAAAAGATTCCGCCAATCTCATGTACCCTGAACCTATTGATATTTTTTTCGTCCACACTTACAAGGATGTTGAGTCTACACTCAAAACGAAAACAATTCTTTGACAGTTCTTCAACTTGAGGGCCAAGGAGACGAAATTCAGAATACTCTGCTAGAGTTTGTGTCTTTCGTTCTTCGCCTTCAATATGAATCAAAATACCGGCATCGTCTGCGGCATCATAAAAATGCTTTGCAAAAGATGCCCAAATCCATTTTGGCCAACTCACGTTAAACATTTGTCACCTCTTGTTCGAGACTGCCCAAATGTTGATGAATTGACTTGTCGATAATCTGTGAGAATTTTGTGTTTTTCGTTTCTTTAACCTTTAGAGTTAATCCACGCTCAACTTCATACTCAAGAAAATCAACGATTTCCCATCTTCGCTCATCGTACACTACCCACATTGTTTCTTTATTGATTTCAAAACCGGCAGGCAAATCTTCGGGGTCAATAATGATTCCGCGTGTAGCGGCATCATAAAAAGCACCCATTGAAAAGTTACGTGACGTTAAGATGTACGCCAAGTCGTATTGAAATTCAGTAAAGTTTCTAGAATCAAGAACGATTGCTCTTTTGACATGTAGTACCGATTTTGTCTCGGAGGCCAAACCTGTTTCTCGATCTGTCGTTGACGTATCACGACGATAGACATCAATGGGATATCCCATCCGACGCTTCATCTGATAGAGCAAAGACCTGATATGTCGGTTTGGTCGAATCATGGTTTTCGCTCAAGTTCAAGCAATCTGCGTTCAAATTCAAGCCGCTGTGACTTGATTTTTTCTAATTCAATGCTCATGTCTACTATCTTAGTTTGAATAGCCAAGACATTTGCTTCAAGTTTTTGAATTAGTATCGGATTGTTTGACTGTTTAAGCTGATCTTCTCTCGTTTGCTGGGCTAATAGTGCTGTTTCGTTTGTTGTTTTTGCAATCATTACAAGCATCGTGTTCATGCTTGCAACACTCGATTGAACACTTGCCGCCCAAGGGATTGCTCCAACAATCGCAGCAGTTATCAAAACAGCGACAATACCCATTGTCCACGGTGTAAATTTGGGCATCTTTATCTCTGGTTCCATAAAAAGACTCCTTAATATTGTAGCCGTGGGTGGCCGCCCACCCACGGACTACTTTTCAGGGAGCCGAATTAACCAAACATAACAGCACCGAGCTTATCCTCAAGCTTGGCAACGCCGCCAAGCATATCAACAGTCACCAGATGACCCTGATCCATACCAAGGTAAGTGATCGTGATACGCAGAGACAGACCCTTATGGTTCACAACACTGGACAACGCACCCGTACCCTGCTTCGGCGTAGCCAGAGGACGAGTAATCAAAGCAATCGCATTCTTGTGGAATGCCCAATTGTAGTTGCCCGGAGGGCCGTAGTTGACGTTCGCACCGTCGGCTACCGCGATTTCAAGGGGCCGATCAAGCATGAACTGCTTGTTTGCAGAATCAGTAGCAACCACGGCGTACTTGGCAACCGTTGACGGGGCAGCCGTTCCAAAGGTCACGAGAGTACCAACCTCGGGGGCGATCGTCACAGACTGATCGACAATGATCCAGCCGTGCCAACCAGCACGGTAGCCAGCAACCGACGCCGTACCACCAGCGTCCAGCGTGGTAGCCGTCTGATTCACCGTATCACAGGTATACATCAGAACAGCCGCACCGCTAGTCGTGGCAGCCTTAATCGGAGGCCACACGGTGAAGCTAACACCTGCAGAAACAGAAACGACCAGATGGGGCTGCATATCGCCAGCCACCGTAAGGAAGTTTCCAGCAACGGCACCCGTCGTGGCCGTGACCGGCAGAACGGTCGCGTTAGCAAGGGTGCTAGCGTCCGTCGTCGTGCTGGCAGCCGTAGTACCAGTCACAATCGCGGGCTGATTTTGAGCCATCGCAATGGTGAATTGGAATTTGCGACCAAGAATCGCCTCACGGAGAGCAGAACCGTCGTCACCGAGCTTATCAGCCTCGGTGAATTCATCAATCTCAAGGAGGTTGGTTTCGGTGTCCGGCGTGACGATCAGCCAGCGACCGCCAACATACGCCTTGTTCTTATTCATGACGTTACGAACGCCAAGAATCGTGTTCTTCGTCGCGGCAGTACCAAGCTTGCCGAACGTATTGGTGAAAGCAAACTGGCTGATCGCGAAGGTAGAAACAACGAGGTCAATCGCACGAGCGATAGACAGTACCGCAGGAGACAGGTACATGTCAATCAAGTCTTTGAACGCAAGAGACTCTTCGCCATCCTTGATGATGAACGAGGTGTGCCAGTGCTGGTTCAAAGTCACAGGAATGTTATCAGTGATAGCATCCTGCACAGTGACCTGTTCACGATCAATCTTACGTTGGGCGGTGAATTCACGGGGCTTCCGAGTATTCACAACGTCACCGAAACGGGCAATAATGGGTTCAAAATCACGGTGAATCAGATTCGCCACAACCATATTCTCTTCCAGAATCGCCAAGCCTTCATTGGCCCAAAATTCTGGATTCATCGCCTCAGCATTCTCATTTTCGTAGAAGCCGACAGTAGTAGGACAGAAATCAAACATGTTGTTTTCCTGTTGCACGGACACCGGGGATGTTCCCTTTAGCTCGCTCTTCCCGGTACTTAGCCGGGTCTTTGAGAATAGCTGAAAGGTTTTCAGACACCGACCCTGACCCTGCATTGGGCATCGTACCCAAGCCGCCAGTTGATTTGTTCTTGAAAAGATTTCCCCACTTTTTGGGGTGCTTCGTCATCTTCTCGATAATCTCGGAAGGTGATCCTGAAATCTTTTCAATCTTCCCGTCTTTGTCAGGAATGTCCCAAGAGGTCTTAGGAACAAGATTTCCTGTTTTCTTTCCGCCCGCATCAATCTCTTCTGCCAGTTCAGTGTTGGGGCCTAGCAACGCAACGACTTGTTCAGGATCATAGGCATCGTGCTGCATAGCCCCATCCAAAATCGCCCGCTGAATAGAAGCCTTGGTATAGCGATTTTTCCAAGTCTCCCGATCAGTGGTAAGTGAATCAACTGCTTCTTTGTGCTTGCGAGCGGATTCCGTCCGCTCATGCTCCGTCTGTTCTTCCTTGGTGCGTAAAGACTTTTGGACATCTTCCAACTGGGTCTGTAATTCGTTACGTTGTGCTTCTGTCAGCCCTTTGGCTTTCAATGCACTTGTTAACCCATCTTCCGACTTCTTCAATTTTGCTTGCCATTCTTTTCGCTCTTTGGCGACAAGTGAATTCACATGGTCTTGCGTGAACGTCTTGTTCTTGTCGTCTACCGGCGGTTCAACGGGTGGCTCGACCGGCGGATCTTCAAAGAAACCAACTGTGACGTTAGACATAACTGCTCCCTGAAACTAAGACACCCTACTAAGTTTGATGGTTTTGTCTTCGCGCAGATATGGCATCAAATGCTTCCATGCAGTTGCACTAGGAATTCCTGCCATAACATGATCGCCGACACCGGATCGGTCGTAGGTTGTACTGATCCCCACATAGCGTTGACTCGTAACCCTCGCCGTTTCTTCTTCGACTTCCGGGTCTACTCCGTCAAGAAGCGCGAGTGCAATTTCACAACAAGCGATTTTAATGTCATCAGGAACCGGATCAGGCAAGTCAATAAAATCGAGAAGATCGACCATTCGGGTTGCTGTTGCCAACGCCTTGATTTTATCAGCAGGCGTAGCATCGTCCCACGGAGACGTATGGAGACGCTCTTCAAAATAAGCCATTGCGTATGTTAAGTCTGCGTGCATCCATCTTCCTTTCTATTGAACATGTATTTCCGGATGTAGTCGTTTTGACTATTTTTAGACCACTCAAAAACACCATCGTCATTGAGTCTCAAATCAGTCGGATTAAAAGTTTTAAGCGGTTCATGTCGTCGCATGTATTTGCGATCTGGTATTGACCCGTGCCAAAATGTTCGGACTGTTCCGTCTACGCAGGCGAGCGATTGCGGGCCAAGCGTCTTGCACCAAGCAAGGTAGTGGGCGATATACTCTTTATTGTGCCTAGGAACAAACGAATTCATTTTAATTCGTTGAAGCCAATGTTTTTCGCCGTAGACACAGCCTTGCAAAAAGAGTACGTCTCCGCCTCCCACAATACCGTACTCGTACAAGCCTTTCTTCCAAAGGTCTATATTGATTCCACAAGCAAAACCTGATCCTCGACTCTGCATTCCTTTTCCTTGAACCCAACGAAAGATAGCTCCGGTAAAGGTTCCTTCTTTCTCGCGTTCATAACGAGTAAAGGGTTGCACAACCGTATAGTCGTCCATCGCGTCAACGGTTCGTTTGAACCAATCAGGTTCAAGGAATTCGATATCTCCGTCTAACCAAATGATTTTGTCGAAACCTTCTCGAATCAATCTTTGGGCGAGGAGATTCAGGAGACGTTCTTTATGCCAGAGCCAACTCGTTGACCGGGCAATCATTGTTGCTTGAATCAACGGTTCGTCATTTTGAAGTAGTTGGATCGTCGCGTGCGGCACATTCCCTAATTGATTCCGAAATCTCTCATAGTTTTCTCTTCTGGATGTCCAATTGCATGGATTCCAGTAACATGAGATTGTTATTGGGTTGTTAGGCATTTAGATGGCTGTTGGTGTACATTTCGAGAATCAAAGTAGTCAGCCCGTCGTAGTAGTCGCCTACGGCTACTTTGAAACCGAGCTTATCGAGAACGCCTTCGGTGGAAATAGACTTTTCAGTATTTGCCAAGATAGGTTTTTCGATTTCAGTGACAAGATCGACCATGATGAAGTCCGATTCTGACTGCAAAATGATCTGCCACACATCGTTATCTTCAAACTTTTCTCCGGATTCAGTGATTATCTGCCGGAGGGTTTTCATTTCCTCCAGTAGCTCTGCTTGGATCAATGTCATCATTTTTGGCCTTTCAGTAACTGTCATGTCTACGTCAAACACTTCACCACTCTCAAGCTTACGTCTTAGAAGCACCTGTGCAGCCCGCTTACAAAAGGTAACTACCCAATCGCCACCATCACTAGGACGATAAATAGCCACCAAATCGTTTTGGACTTTACATCTTAGGTGCATTCTTTTCGGCTCCTGCATCCGTTGATGGACTCAAATCAGGAACGCCTCGTGCTGCTGGTGCTTCCGCGATTCTAGAAGCACGGTCTTTCTTGGCTTCTTCTGGAATGCCTAGAGCAATAGCAGCATCTTTATTGCTCATGATTCCAGCTTCAACGGCGGCAAAGACGGTCTCCGGGTCGGTTGTAAGAATCGTTGCTTTGTCAATCTCTGCAAGGATTGTGTCCAGAATCTTTTCCGTCACTCGACCAGCAAGAAGGGTCGTGGCAATCATCTTGCCGACTTCCTTCTTATACGTTATGCTCGGTGCGGCAGCGGAGCGTTCTTGGAGCTTCTCGATCTCGTCGAGAATATCTCTGTCGCTCTTGAGCGAGTACCTCTTGGGGTACGTTACGTCGGCAGGTTCGGTCTTTTCGTACTTGGCCCATATCTTCGCCAAGCATCGTTCACCAATCTCTAACACCAAACCGATGGCAGATAAGCCAGCTTCAAGACCCTTCTGATCCATTTCCTTGCTATCGGCGGAAGAGTGTTTAGGTTGCACACCGGAAAGAGCAAGATTGAGGAGGACACGAATATCCTCTTTCATCTGCTTTTCTTTTTCCATCGAAGCCTTGAGAGGCTCGGTAGGCGGAGCAATGAAGCCGGGTCGCTCCATTCCTTTTGCATAGGCTCGTCCGTGCGTCGTGCCAGTCGTGATATTGTCATCCGTCTTACTTACCTCGCCATCCTCTGTTCCGTCGGGTTGACGCTTGATATGGCTACCGGTTTTGGAATCACGTTGTTCAGTGTAGAACGGGTAATTCGCTTTCAGGATGTAGCCAAGGTCTGCCGATTCAGTGTTAAGGAGAGCGATTTGGTAATCACAAATGTCCTGCATCAGTGAGATAGTGATTTCAAAAACATGAAACGGAATCTGATCGAGATCCAAAATCTGTTCGGGGCCGTCTTTGATTGTCTCACCCTTCTCGCCTTCGAGAAGGAATTGAACATGCACCTTATTATCTTCGGCGATCCATGCTTTGCGGAAGCGTTCAATGCAACCACTAGGGACACCTAGCTCTTTGTCAATGACCATTGTATGGTCGCGAAGCAAAACACTCTGATAGTCCCAAGGGTCGCCATTCTTGCTTGGCAACCATGATCGGATATCTTCGGCTTTGTAGACGTACATGTACGGCGAGTCGGTTTTAAGTGCTTGAGTCGCCGAGTCCGGAATCGGTTGCCGGTCGACCCATACACCAACCTTCCGCATCGTTAACACTTCATGAAGAATCTGGTTGCCGATAAAGGCATCCATACTGGAACCACGAAGATCAACGCCTTTGCCTTTTCCTTTGATCGCGTCTTGATAGTTAGCCGGGCCACCTTTTCGAGAGACGCTAGAGATTCGTTGAAAGATCGCATTTCTTACATCAAGGATACTACTTTTGGCAAAGGCGGGATTGTAAGTGATTGCTGATCGTTCATTAAAATCATCATCATCTTCGCGTTGCGAAAATTTAATCAAATACCGATTGATGAATTTGCGGCCACCCTCAAAAGTGAGTCGCCACTTCTCATAATTCTCTGCATCAGAAATATAGTCAGGATGTTTGATTCCACTTAGGCTCATAGGAAACTTCCAATATCGGAATTGCTGACAACAGACGCTGCCAGCGGGAGAGCGATTTCAGCGTAATTGTGAGCGTGACCGTAGTGGTCTGCGGCAGTATTCTGCCATCGGCCTATCGGATTACCTTCGGCGTCTTTTTCGTAGACACGAACAAGGGCCTTAATCTGCTTCTTATATTCGTCGGGTAGATCGTAAGGGATTGCGATGGTATGTTTCTGGAATCGAGACAAGCTCAGATCGAGCCAGCTTGTTCTATCTACGTTGATTTGATGATCTTCGTAGAAGTCATCTTCGCCACGCACTGTGATGCCTTTGGCGGCAACGCCTCGCGAGTAGTAACAAAGCTTGACATAGCCGGGGAAGCGGTCAGCGAATTCTTTGGCTTTGCGTTGCTCCGGAAACTTGTCAACAACACAACCATGAATCTGATACGTCCGCATCACCTTGTCAAGATCTTCAAATTCTTTGAGCTTGAAGGCCCGAATCATTTTCGGTGTGCTGTAGACATTGATATCCGGCCCCATCACTACGTCCCATTCCAAAATCTCGCAATGCAGGAAGGAGCCAACGTCGACGCCCATCGTCCGTAGTTTGGATGGATTGATTGCAGCATCATTATTGTAACTGTGCTGGCACTTGGTAAAATCATCATCCGTAACTTGAGCGCCTTTTACAAGGTGGGCAAGACCAAGCTTATTGTTGTAAAAGTGCGTTTCTTCCGTCGGGTCGGACAGGCCGGCAATGTAAGAACGGGCAAATTCCACCGGACTGATGGTGGATGAATACATCTGATTCACCGACCACGCTAGAATCTCAGGATCTTTCTTGGCTACGACTTCCCACGTTCCGTCGGCGAGCCAAGCCCATTTGTTCTTTGAATCTAATTTCCCTTTACATTCCTTGCATTGCATGTACGAGTCGTGGATTCTAGGATCAATTAAGGATTCGCTCGTACAGACGAAACAGTCGGGAAAGGTTAGCTCCGTATGTCTTGAACACAAGGGGCATTTGAAGAAGAACCTTTGCTCTGTACTGACCTGCACTTCTTTGTCGATGCCCCAATTGGGGATCGTCGGCGTTGAAATCTTCCACACCTGCTTATACATTTGACCCGACATACGTTCAATGGCAAACTTGGCATTCGTTTGATCCATCGCATCATATTCGTCGAGTACCATGAAGCCGACGGGGATTGAGCGGAGACCAGATTCAGAATGTGAACCTCGAATGTACAGACTCGTCGGCCCGGCCCGCTTATGGCCGACGTTTTTAACATCAGAAAAGAGTTTTTTAAGGTGCTCGCTCAATTCGAGCATAACGTCAAACCGTGATGCGGAAAAGTCACCGGCGTCCGGCGTCTTATTCGGAAGAACATACAAGCAGTCGATTCGACGAACGTCGATCATGAAGAAGGTACGTTGTAAGACTGTTTGAGTGTACGCAGCCTGTGCGGACTTTCTTCCGTTGTTGACCGGAGCCTCCGAGTCGTGCATTGCTCGCGACCACGGATGGTACTTGAAAGTTAATGGCCCCGGTATAGGATTACCGAGAACGATGTACTTTTGTGCCCAATCAGAACACTTTTGTACGGATCGTCGATTAAGGCCAGCCTTAATAGATTCCTTGATTTGGTCAGCTAGCTTCATAGGAGGGCATCAGCAATTTCCACCAGAGCGTGAGAGTCAGAAATATGATTCCCGACGACGAGAATCAACTCTTGACCAAATTCCAACGCAACGTCTTTATCCACAAGGAGTCCCATGCTCACCTCAAGCCGATGGCAGGATGTTACTAATTTCTCGACATCAGTAACGAGCGTCGAAATTGAGTTAGTCTCGAAGAGCAGGTCGGATGCATCTTTGCACTTGTTCAACTTCTCTTCGATTAACAGTCTTAGAACGCCGATTTCACCCCTGACGGAAACGACGCGTTCTTGGCTAAGGTAGGACGATAATTCGTCGCCCCATTTTGCTAGCTTGTAGTTGGATGGGGCAGTACCGGATTCTACCCGGTGCAACCGATCCATCATTGCCGTCACATCTTCGATCAGTTTGTCAATAACCGTCGGGTCGGGGGCAAATTTTCTTGCAGCCATAATGACGTTATGGCTGAGAAGAAGAAGATCATTCTTTTCCATTACTGCGTCGAGTGAATGTTCTACTTTTGCACAGGAGACTGCAAGAGAATTGATTTGTAGAATCAATCTGCTTAGGACGCCGGAATGGAGAAGAAGATCGTTGCCGACGAGTTCAAGACGTTTTTGAACAAGGAAACGAAGAATCGCTATTTCGTCCCTCAGGGATTTGATAGACGTAGAATCACTGAATTCATCAAGGCGGGTTTGATGCGAAGCTAAGCGGTAACGAAAAAGATTATTTTTGTCTCGTGCTGACTGGTTCCCACCGTGGCACGGGCAATATTTTGAGCCTTCGACAGCCTTTAGCCAACACTGGCCGCGACTGCTGATAACAGCTTGGCATCTGTTGGGATGCGATTCATCGACTCTTGTTATTTCAAATCTGTGAATATCTGTTAGTGACATAATAGTCTTTCCTCTATACTATATTACGCTCATTTCCTACTTTTCTCTAATCGAAAATGAAAAATGAAAATGATTCGAGAATCTTTAGCGGCACCCGGTACACTTTTAGAAAAGGTGTTCGGTTTTTAGAATTTTCTAAGTTTTTAGAAAATTATAAAATTTTCTAAGATTGTTCGGTTCGTCGGTTCTTGGTGAAAGGTCAAAATCGAAAATGGATTTCTCGAACAACAGGGTTAGGCGTCGCCAGCGACGCTAACCGCGTCGATGGGGGGTGAGCGTTACGCTACTCCATCACGTTCACGGAGTAGTATGCTCAGCCGCTTTGCGTTTTCTGCGGCGGCTTGCAGCAGTCGTGCAGCGGTAGCCGCTGATTCATCATTTTGGCAAGCTATGAGCAGGGCGCGAGCCGCATCAATGTCTCTACCGATCTTTGAATCGAGTGTGCTTCGG